GCCGAGCAAGCGGAAAAGATCGAGCCACAAACCCTCAAGGCTTGGGTTCGAGAAATGACGGAACAAGGCAACGAGTTCCCGACAGAGCTTTTTGGTGCTTACATTGGCCAGAAGGCAACTATTAAATCAGCATGAAATAAGGACCACGAATCATGGCAAAGAACGATCTAGCAACAAAAACAGGTAGTACCGCAGTAGTATTAGCTTCTAACTTTGAAGAGGATGCACAGTCAGGTTTTAATAACATGACTCAAGAAGATTTTGCTTTACCCTTCTTGAAGTTACTGACCAGCACTTCTCCTGAGATTGGAGAGATGGAAGGCGCTATGCCAGGCATGGTATTAAATAGCGTTACCAACGAGTTGTATGATGGCAAAAAAGGGTTGTTGGTTATTCCAACAGCATATATTCGCCAATACATTGAATGGGCTCCAAGGGGTTCAGGTAGTGGAGCACCCATTGCTATTCACACGGCAACTAGTGATATTCTGACGCACACACATAGAGAGCCGGGCGACAATAAAGACTATCTTGATAATGGTAATTATGTGGAAAACACCGCAAACCATTACGTGATGGTGCTTGGCGAGGATGGCATTCCTAACCCAGCTTTGATTGTTATGCGTTCTACACAGCTTAAAAAGAGCCGTAAGTGGAACAGCATGATGATGAGCACAAAACTGATGGGTAAGAATGGTCCATACACGCCACCTATGTATAGCCAAATCTACCGCTTAACCACACAAGCTGAGTCTAACGACAAAGGCAAGTGGTATGGTTGGGAGATTGAGCGTGTAGGCTCTGTTGAAGATCAGAATATATACGCAGCGGCAAAGTCGTTTGCTAATTCAATCGGTAGCGGTGAAGTTAAAGTCAAGCACCAGAGCGAAGAAACAGCAAGCGAAACAGTGCCATTCTAATGTTTTAGGGACGAAAGCAGATTCTACACATGGCCAAGAATGTATCCTTACCGGGGTGCAGTAGTGGAGCGAGTAGTCCCACCCTATTAACTAGAAAGAAGAATTCGGATGGCGGACATCGAGAAATTCAAATCTATATTCGAAGGGCTAGATATTGCATATGGCACCTATCGGATTGAGAAGTCACGTGGAGACGGCAAACAAGCGGGCAAGGCAGTTGTGGTACGACAACCACCAGTGGACGAGCTGTGGAGTAATCATCTGGATGGGGTGGAGCCTAGTCTTGGGATCATTCCTATTAGGTCTGACAATACTTGCATATGGGGTTGTATTGATATCGATCAGTATCCCCTTGACCATCACGCTCTTGTTAAAAAGATTGCAGATTTAAATCTGCCTTTAGTTGTATGCCGTAGCAAATCAGGCGGTGCGCATGTGTTCTTATTTGTAAAAGAACCTGTAGCTGCACGCCTAATGCAAAACTATTTAAAAACTTGTGCTGCTTTGTTAGGAGAAGCAGGGCGAGAGATTTTTCCAAAACAATCTGAGATATTAGTAGACCGTGGCGACACGGGTAATTTCTTAAACCTGCCTTACTTTGCAGGAGATAAAGGAACACGCTATGCCATCAAATCTGACGGGAGTGCTGCGACTCTTTCAGAGTTCTATGAGCTGTACGAATCAAACGTCCAAGATACGCCGCTGTCGATACCAGAGGCTCCGAAAGAAGCGGACAATCCGATTAAGGATGGTCCACCGTGTTTGCAAGCGTTATGCACTCAAGGGTTTCCAGAAGGGACCCGCAATAATGGCCTCTTTGCCATCGGAGTTTATCTTAAGAAAGCACATCCGGTGGGCTGGGAAGACAAGCTCATGGAATACAACATCAAATACATGAGTCCACCTTTAGGAATGAAAGAACTTGAGCTCATTACAAAACAAGCTGGTAAAAAAGATTACCGTTATAAGTGCAAGGATGCGCCACTCAACTCCTTCTGTAACTCGGGACTGTGCCGAACAAGGAAGCATGGTATCGGCGGTGACGGCCCTGACGCTCCCCAACTCAGTTCGCTTTCAAAGTATGCTTCAGAGCCTCCACTATGGTTCCTTGACGTCAACGGAAATCGAGTTGAACTTGATACAGACAGCCTTTTTATTCAAACAGCGTTTCAAAAATCGTGCGTTGAAAAGTTAAACCTACTGCCACCTACCCTGCGTAAACAGGATTGGGAGGGGCTATTGAACGCCCTGTTAAAAGAAATGGTGGAAACAGAGCAGATTACTGAGGCTTCTGAGGACACCAGCATTACAGGTAAGTTTATGGACTTGCTTGAAGAGTTCTGTACGCATATGCAACAAGCGTTAGATCGTGACGAGCTCTTGCTTGGCCGTCCATGGATATCTGACGAGGATGGGCAGACTTACTTTAGGATCAAGGACCTTGAGCTTCACCTCAAACGCAATAATTTTACAGGACTGACTGCACCTAAGATGGCACAGCGCCTACGGGATATTGGTGGCGCACCTGTACCTCTCTTCCTAAAAGGCAGGACAGTACGTTGCTGGAGAGTGCCTAACTTCAAGAAACAAAGCGCCCCCTTCCAAACCCCAGAGATGCGTGAAGGGTCGCCATTTTGAGCCATATCCATAAAATCTTTGGTCCACCCGGAAGCGGAAAGACAACATATCTGTTGTCTATTGTGGAAAAGGAATTGGAAGAGGGCATACCCTCTTCTAGCATTGGATATTTTTCATTTACAAAGAAAGCCTCCAACGAGGCAAAAGAACGAGCCATACAGAAGTTCCCACACCTAAACGAGAAGATTGACTTCCCGTGGTTCAGAACCCTGCACAGCTTGGCTTTTCGTTGTTTGCACATATCTGCCAACGACATTATGAAACCAGAGAACTACAGAGAGTTTAGTAAGGAGACAGGAATTGAAATCAATATTGAATTGGGTGAAGAAGAGTTTATGGTCAGAGCGGACAATCCTATTTTGTCTGAAATCAACATCGCTCGTATTAAGGGCGAAGACCTACGAGCTTATTACAATCGTAGCAATCTTGATATTGAGTGGCATCACTTTGAGTATGTTGAGCGTGCTTATCGTCACTATAAGCAATCTAGGGAATTAATTGACTTTACCGACATGCTCGAGCAGATTGTCAACGAGCCCGACAAGCTACCTGCATTAGAGGCGCTTATCATAGATGAAGCTCAGGATTTGAGCCGCTTGCAATGGAATCTTGTAGAAATACTTGCTGCCAAGGCCAAGCGAGTCTACATTGCTGGGGATGATGACCAGGCAGTTTTTACATGGGCGGGGGCAGATGTGGATGCCTTTTTAAACTTTGAAGGCAAGATCACAGTACTCGAGCAGTCTTGGCGTGTACCTGCCAAGGTGCATGCGGTGGCAGAAGATATTGTGCAGCGCATCAGACACCGCCAAGCCAAGGAATGGAAGCCAAGGAACTTTGAGGGGGCAGTACAGACTTACCAGCGTTTTGAGGATGTGGACGTAACCACAGGAGAGTGGCTAATCCTAGCCTCTACCAACTACCTTTTGAACGAAGTGCATGGCTGGCTAAAAAGCCTTGGCATTATTTATGAACGCCACGGCCAACGCTCGCTACCTGAGAACATGATCGAAGCCGTATACACTTGGGAACAGCTACGCAAAGGGCTAGAAGTGGAGACCCCTGCCGTAGTAAACGTCTACCGCTATCTTGATGCAGACTTCGTGGCTCGAGGACATAAGCGCCTACCCAAGGCACTTCCCGACGAATTACACACCATACACACGCTCAAAGAAAAGCATGGCTTACTGACAGATGTAATCTGGCATGAGGCTTTGACCAAGATATCGGAAGATAAACGGGAATATATTATTGCTGCGTTGCGTCGTGGGCGTAAGCTAAAGGGCCATATGCCTGTCAAGTTATCCACTATCCACGGAGCAAAGGGAGGCGAGGCGGATCATGTCATGCTGCTCACGGACCTTTCTTCCCGATTCGCCGCAGAATATGCGGTGAATAGCGATTCCATTCACCGCATGTTTTACGTAGGCGTAACCCGTGCCAAGAAGAGTTTACATATTATTTTGCCTAAAAATACTAACAGAGGTTTTCAGTTATGAACTTTGAAGAGAAGATTGTTGACTTGTTAAAAGAAGTAAAAGTGCTTTGGAAGTTGGAACAAGAGATCAGAGACCAAGCTATCAATAACAAAGTGGTCGAAGACCTCCTTAAAAAACTCGATAAATTAAGAGGACAAAAATGAGTAACATGACCCTATTTCCTGTGCAGGTAGAGTGGTGCCCTCCAGACACCTTTCCAGACTTATCCGCTGCCACGGAGATTGCAATTGACCTCGAGACTTGCGATCCCAATATGGAGTCCTATGGTCCAGGCTGGCCTCGTAAGGATGGCTACATTGTTGGCTATGCCGTAGCAGTAGATGGCTGGAGTGGTTACTACCCTGTGGCACATGCTGGGGGTGGCAATCTAGATAAGAAGATGGTCGAGCGTTGGATGAAAGAAGTCTTAGCAAGCAACGCTGACAAGGTAATGCACAACGCCGCCTACGATATGGGCTGGCTAAAAGCCACAGGCTACACAATCAACGGGCGCATCATTGACACAATGCTCGCCGCCCCTATCTTGGATGAGAATCGTTTCTCGTATTCTTTGAACGCTCTTGGCTTTGACTACCTGCAGGAGACCAAGTCCGAAGTAGGTTTGCGTCAAGCCGCCGCTGACTTTAACGTCCATCCCAAGAAAGAACTCTGGAAGCTACCTGCCATGTATGTGGGAGCGTATGCCGAGCAAGACGCAAGCCTGACCCTGAAGCTTTGGCAACACTTCAAGCCTCTTATCCGCAAAGAAGAGCTCGAGTCCGTCTTTACCCTTGAAACAGACCTATTACCTGTACTGATTGATTTAACCTTTAGAGGTATTCGGTTTGATAGAGTTAAGTGCGAACAGCTCATGGACCAATTCAAAAAGCGTGAGAAAGAAATTAACAAAGAGCTCAAGCGGATTGTTGGCAAGGATGTCGAAGTGTGGGCAGCCGATTCAATTGCCAAGGCATTTGATGTGCTATCCATCCCTTACTTCAAAACAGAGAAGGGCGCCCCAAGCTTTACCAAGAACTTCTTGGACAACGTAGACCATCCTGTTGCCAAAATGATTGTGGAAGCCCGTGAAGTCAACAAGACCCACGGAACCTTCTTAGAACCTTATTTGCAGTACTCAGCAATCGACGGGCGTATCCATCCGCACGTCAACCAGTTGCGCTCCGACGATGGGGGAACCGTTACCGGACGGTTATCCATGGCTAATCCCAACCTTCAACAAGTCCCCGCCAGACATGAAGTGATTGGACCCCTCGTTCGGAGCCTTTTCTTACCTGAAGAAGGGCACTTGTGGGCAGCAAATGATTTCTCGCAACAAGAACCACGGATCATGACCCACTACGGGTGCCTGTTAGACCTACCAGGGGCAGAGAAAGCCGCTGACGGCTATCGGTATGATGCCAAGGTAGACTTCCACCAAATGGTTGCTGATATGGCTGGGATTGATCGTAAGTCCGCCAAGACGATTGGTTTGGGACTGATGTATGGCATGGGTAAGGCAAAGATGGCAAACAGTCTTGGACTAGAGATTGAAGAGGCAGATGACCTTATCAAGAAGTTTCACCTAAACGTGCCTTTCCTACGGGGAACAGTCAACGCTGTAATGAAGCGAATTGACCATCCTGCCGCCAACGGCACCATCCGAACCCTACTAGGCAGGAAGTGTCGTTTTAACCTCTGGGAACCCCAAGAGTGGGGTGTCAACAAGGCTTTGCCTAGAGAGCAGGCAGTCATTGAATACGGCCAACGGATTAAGCGTGCCTATACCTATAAAGGTCTAAACAGGTTGATACAAGGCTCTGCTGCCGATCAGACCAAAGCTGCCATGATAGCCCTCTCCAAGGCTGGCAAGCACCTATTGCTACAAGTCCACGACGAGATTGCATTAAGTGTTTCAGATAAGAAACAAGCCGAAGAGGCTGCTCAAATTATGATCGACGCTGTGCGCCTTGAAGTACCCAGCAAAGTGGATGTGGAGATTGGCCCATCGTGGGGTGAAGCCAAGTGATTATTGGCAACGACAGGAAAGACGAAGCTCTTACGTGGGCTCGCAGTCGCATGGGGTTAGAAGGACCCTGTGGTCCTTGCCTGACCTTTTCTCGAGTGGACAAGGACAATAACTTCTGTGCGGTGTTTGTTTTCTCTGACCTTAACGAATACAGCGCTTGTATCCACTACGCTGGGCGCCCTGGTGGGCATGGCTTTGCGCCTGATTTTGTTGCTGCGGCGTTTGACTATGCGTTCATCACGTTGGGCTTATCACGGCTCACGGGCCCTACCCGTGGCTCAAACCCGCTTGCGTTACGCATTGCCCCTAAGTTTGGTTTTACCCACGAAGGCGTTATGCGTAAAGCGTTTGTGGATGGTGACGACTGCCACATCTTTGGGTTCTTGCGGGAAGATTATTTGAACCATAAATGGCGTAAGGGTAAGTCCTTATAGGTGTAACTAGCCTTGTGTATAATATAATTCGATACAGGGAGGTAGTATGGAAGAAAGTAAGAAAGAAGTAAAGAAGCAAATTTCGCCGTCTAAGCGAAAGAACGCATGGGTTGCTGTGGCTATCCGTAAGGACGCTTATACCAAGCTATGTGATATGGCCCGAGTGGACAACCGCACCATTGGTGGGGAGATGACTTGGTTAATTGATACAGCATATGAACAGGTGATGTGATGGCAGAAGAACAGCAAGAAAAGTTAAGCAACGAAGATGCAGAAGCTTGGTTAGACATGGTTGACCAATCACGGCTCGAGGCCATGATAATTCTGGACAACATCTCCAAAGGCTTTATCCAGCATGAAGAAATTCAAAAGATGAGTACCTTAATTCCGATATGCTTTGATGCCATTGCATTACTCGGACCCAAGCGGTGGCAAAAGTTACTTGACTTACATTCCACCAAAGAGTAATGTATCGAATAGAAATTAGAAAGGAAGAAATATGTTTAGCAAAAACGCATGGGATCAAGAAAGCGCTAGGTACTATGTCACCACCGTTACTGTTGGTGATACCGAGCTAGAGGTGTATGGCGAAGTTGTAGGCCCTGAAAGCGACATTGGTTATTTAGGCGAAGTAGACATCCACGATGTTCGGATTGCTGCGCCTGATGGCAAACTAAGTACTAGTATTTGGGAAATGGTCAACCAAGCCCCAAGTCTCTTAGAGTACATCCAACAATCCGCCTTCGAGAACGTCCTATGAAAACCACACCATACAACACCGGCAAAGTAAAAATTGGCGAGCACTACGAGCCTCCAAAGTATGTAGAGTACGACAGCGATATGTTAGAGCTTCAGTCCTACCTAATTGGTGACCCACGGGTTATTAACCGCAGGTATTGGGCTAATAAGATTGCTCTTATTATTAGTTTGTTTGTGCTGTTAGTTGTTTTACTTGCGAGTGGCAAATGAAGATCGTTCCTTTTGCTTTTATGCCCGACAACCGAGAAAAGGTTTGTGAGGTGCTTGAACAGGCGCTTAATTGGGTACGTAGCCCCGAAACCGACAATCTTGCTAACCTTTGTTGCTTTGTGGTGCTTTACGAAGAGCACCCCGAAAAGGTTAACGGCCAACCCGGCTCGGCATACTTTTACAAAGACTTTCATTACATCAACAGCGTGATGGGTACGATTGGTGCACTTGAGATTGCCAAGCAAGAAATGTTTAGGGGAGATGACGAATGAGAAAGCTCTTGCCTTGTATATACATTGTATATACCTTGGTATATACCAATGGTATATATGCCCAGCAAATCCCACAGATTGCGGTGATGCCCGGGGGCAATAACGCACCGGCTGCCGGGTATGGTGTAGCCAACGTGCTACAACCACGCTTTCCGACCACGGCTCCCGGCTCTGCCCCTAGCTTTGTGCCTGAAAGCCCCTATGTGTTAGTGGGTCCCATGGCTGGGCCTTCTGCCCTGTTAGCCCCTGTCACACCTTTTTTATCACAGTCCTACTTTTTTGGAGGTCGTCAATGATTGAGTTACTCGTAGCCTATTTGTTGTGGGAAGGTAGTGCCTCTGCCGAATGGTGGGGCCTGTACGTGGCAATAATTGCGTTGAACTTGTGGCTTAGTTGGAGTAAGCACAAAGCAATAGAGTCTGCTAACGCAGAAGCGGATCGTGTGGTTAAAAAATTATTTGAAGGGAAATAATATGGAAACTTTTGTTTGGTATCTTGGTGCATTTGTTATTGTGAGTGGCATTGTGGTTATTTTGTTTTGGACCACCAGCAAATTTTTAAAAGACACGTTTGGAGATGACCCATGGCAGCAAAAATGAAAGCAACGATTGACCGCAAATCAATCAATCAAAAAGAGATTACTACCGAGGACCTTATTAAGCTTAAAAACAAGCTCAGTAAAGACGAAATACTGGTCACGGCTCTTGCCTTTGGGCATTGTGTGATGTTGATCTCCAAATACGCTAAGGTGGACATCCCCCTGGAATTTTCGTCCGTCAAAGAAGCCAAGCGTTTGGTGCGGGCTTTGCGTAAGCAGGGAAAGGATAGCGTATGACATGGAACCTTCGTTTGGTGCTTTTAACCACGCCTACGGAAGAAGTCTACATGGAGCTACGGGAAGTGTTTTACGACGACGAAGGTGTACCCGTGGGCCATACCCGTGCCACGGTAGGAGGGGAAACCCTTGATGAAGTACAGCAATACCTAGACAGAGCCCACGCTGGAATCATGCGCCCGATTCTTCGGAATAGTGATTTTGTGGGTAAATTTAAAGAACTTGACGATGAATGGAACTAATATGACAGCACCTAGAAAGCACGCAGAATTTATTAAAGCTTGGGCCGATGGCTACGAGATTGAGGCGTATAACCCTGAGCACGGCGTATGGATCACGACCCCTGAGCCCGGTTGGTTTGATGCAATTGAGTACCGAGTAAAACCCGGCACGTCCCGAGCACCACGGATCACGGAGATGTGGGTACAAATTGAGCTCAATCCCTTTACTGGAGAGCCAGAGATGTTTAGTCACGAATCACGGAGCAACGTGCTTTTGCGCTTTGAAAATGACGATCTTGTTTCGGTTAGTATGACCGAAGTGGATGAAGAGCCGTTGCCTTGGTAATGACTCATAAATGTTACATAAAGTCGGTTATGGCTCACTTTATGTTACATATTGTGTAACAAATTAGAAATTAGAAAGGAAAAAAATGAAACCTTCTGACGAGTACAAGGTTTGTTCTTTGGAAGATGCCGATGTATTTGCAAGAAAACGAGCTCTAGGCAAAGGGCCTTTAAGTGAAGAAGAGATAAACAAGCTTTATCTAGAGCATGGTAATGCTGAGTGGGGTTGGCAAATTAAGTTTGCTAGGGCAATAGAAGAAAGGCACGGGATTAAATGAACGCATACGAATTAGCTAAAGAACTAAAAGAAGGTACATGTATTCAAGTTGGTAGTCTAAAACTTAAAGAATTAGCAGATGTGCTTATTCAAATGGCAGACCACATAAAGCATTTGGAAGAGGGGTTGGAGTCATCCATAGCTTTAAACAAGGCACAGGTAGAAAGACAAAACGTTGCATGTAATTTTATGGAAAATTCATGCACTTTTCCCTGTAAAAAGCAAGGATTGAGGGAAACCAAAGGATAGGCTAAGATGAATACAACGTTAAAAGACTATATATCGCTAAAAACCATGGACGACTTTCAATGCAACACCTGCAAGTTATTAATCCAAGCCAGAAAACTGTCGCTTTTGGCTAAACAGGTAGACGACTATAGCGAACTGCAGTACGAAGCAATAAAGCTTGACCATTACATAAAGGAATTTAGCCATGAGCACTCAGCACCCGAAACCCCCCAATGAGTGGGCAGAAAAAAAGATAAAGGCCCTTATCGACTTTTCCATGGAGCGGGGAGACCGCCTTATGGCAGGCCATGACTTACGGGATAAACTGACTACCTTAGAGCAGCGCCAGGCGCTTCTCATTGCCCACGCCCAGCGTTTACGCAGGAAGGTAAGCCCTTCCAAGCGGGAGCGCCCAGAAACCCCTAATATTGGCAAAAATGAGCAGTTATTTGACATGTTTGCTGAGAAAATAGCTAAAAAACTCTCGGAAATTGAAAAAAGAGAGGGTTTGGATAAGAAACAGAACAGACCTGATTTGTTTGGTCCGAGAGCAAGCTCTTGAAAACCATTATTCACGTTAACCAGCATGTGATTAAGTCCAATCGGAAGAACGGGGTCACAGAACCCGTTTTAACGGTGAAAACGTATAAGAGTAATACCTATGCCCATGATGTCGTGATCCACGGCCCTAGCAGGGTGGTTTATGCCCCTGACAAGCCTTTATCGTGTGGTGCGCATGTATGGATTGAAACAGAAGCCGAAGTCGAGGTTAAAAATGATGGAAAAGGACTTTAAAGTTGAAAAAATGCCTGATGAGAGTATTCCTAGCATTCAGGTGATTGTTTTGACGGATGACCGAGGGGTGAGTTACGAGTATTATGGAGCGCCTTTCATGGACCACGTGCCAAAGATTAAGAGTTTGTTTGTTGGTCCGGTGGTTTGTAAAGAGGATGTGATTGAGTACTTGGAGGATGGTTTTGACTTGTTGGAGGGGGTTGGATCACGGACCACGGCTCACTGAGCAATTTGCTTAAAAAATAGGCAACTACTGTATGGATATACATGAGTTGCTTAAAAAATAGGCAAAAAACGGGGGTATATAGACTTTTTTACGGGCATGATGAAAAAAAATATTTTTTTTGTGAAAATAGACGTAATAGACGTAATGCCGTAATAAGTCAATACCAGTAAGGGTTTGGAGGCTTACGTTACCATTACACCAAAATACAGTAACGTAATTTCTCTGGGGGGACCGTGAGGCTGAAATTTTGAATTTAAAAAACTCACTCCTATCAAAAAAAAGACTATAGGAACCATTTTTTGGAGAAGCAGGTGGGAAAGAAAGACGTTTGGAATGTTGCACCAATTCGGGTAAACAAGACAGCTAAGAGATTAGCGACTGAAGTAGCCCCTTTGCGTAAGCAACGCAAAACTGTAAAAGGTAAGGAATGGAAGTTTGTCCAGGAGCTCGTGTCGGGCGACGGGCACGTTACCATGAAAGAAGCAGCGATTCGTGCTGGATATAACGAGAAGAGTGCCTCAGCGATGGCGTGGAAACTTACAAACCCTGCCCTGAGCCCCCATGTGGTATCTGCTATCCAATCTTATCGGGCAGAACTAAATTCCAAGTATGGAACAAACTTTGATCGCCATATGCGGGATTTGCAGTTGATTCGGGATAAGGCCTTGGAAGCGGGAGCATATGGTGCTGCTGTTCAGGCCGAGTATCGCAGGGGTCAGGCCTTGGGTACGATTTATGTAGATCGCAAAGAGATTAGGCACGGGTCGATTGATTCCATGAGCAAAGAAGAGGTAGAACGCAAACTGAATGAACTTAGAAAGATTTATGGTGGAACGCCCCAACCTATTCTGGATGTTGATTCTAAGACTGTAGAAATGTCTGTTGTCAACGAACAAGAACCCCCTTTTGAAATGGAAATAGAAGATGACGACGAAACCGGAGAGTCTGCTGGGGAAGAAAGTACAGCAGAACCTGCCAAAGAGTCACATAACAAGGCTTGAATCTAGGACGGGATTAGGTATACCCGACATGCTGATAGCCCTAGACCCTGAAGGGTTATTTGTGATGATGGAGCTCAAGGTGGTGCAAAAAGGAAAGAAGGTAAATCTCAGCCCGCACCAAATTTCTTTTCTAATCAAGCACTCCAAAATGGGAGCGCCTGTATTTATTTTGGTGCAACATAAACTGCTAGGTGGACCTCTAAATTATCTGTCACTATATGAGGGAAGGAGAGCGATCGAGGTTTTTGAACGGGGTATAGATGCTCCGTTTTTACTACGATACTTAGCTTCTTCTGTTGATTGGTCAGAAATTAGAAAAAAGTTGTTGACATAGTTTTAATTAGTATTATACTAATCCCGTGCTCTACAGAATTGAGCACCTTTAGAAAGGAGAAATAGTATGAAAGTTGTTGATATAGAAACGTTGCCTGTACGGGAGCGTGTTCCGTTTTTGCTTTCCAAGTACAAGCAGGAGATTCTTAAAGAGAATGATTGGTTCTACAAGTTTGCAGACTATGAGATAAATATTTGTGACTACCACGAAACAGGTATTTTCTCTGTTGTTGCGTGTCCTATAAACCCTGATACCGAAATGGCGGATTGGGGCAAAGAAGTAGTGTTGCAGGCAGTTAATCTAAGAAAGGAGAAATAGTATGGATTGGGAAGATGAATTTAACGCATGGTGCTTGAAGTATCAGCCAATGGATAACCACATTGATATGAACGCAGTCACCGATAAGTTTGAAACATATGGTAAGGATTTAGATTTTGTTAGAGCACAAGACCCAAGGTGCATTTGGACGTTGATTGATGGTGACGACGGCAATCTGTATATCAGTAGTGGGTATCACCTTGTTAATCGTATTAATTATTTTGTAACGGCAGTACCTTTTGAGGGTGAGTATATGGACGTGCCTTATTTTATTTACGAAGAAGAAGAAGAGGAGTACAAAGATGTCTGAACTTATTGATACGATGACTGTTACTTCCCCATTGGTTTTGGAAGGTTCATGGGGTGAAAGAGGATTAGGTGAGCACGAATCTACCCTAGAACTTTATTACAACAAAGACAATACAGGTTTTATTGAATGGGATATACCTAGTATTGATAGGTTTGAGTACATTGGTTTGTGGTTTGAGTTTGACAAAGATGGCAAAAGATCGCTGTGCGAGTACGACGGGGTGATGAGTCTGAATGACCATGCTATTGCCCTGTTGCGTAAAAACAATGTGTTTGTGTCTAAAGACTTTGAATAAGGAGAAATGAGAATGTTTGCTGAATATATGAAAATCCGGAAGGCCTCACCTGACATACCAGCGAAGGGTGCTTTGGCGTTGTTGCGTGTGCAGAAGAAGTATGCTGACCTGTGTTTGGATACTAGCTATCACTACTATGGTAAGCCTGTTGAGATTATTTATCGTGACTTGCCTAGAAACTGTTCTATTACTTTGGAGGTTGTTCCTGACCATTGTTCTGAAGCCCCGTGGGATTGGTGCGAAGGATTTGGCACAATTAAGCCTATGCAACGCTATGCAGAGAATGCTGGAAATGGAAATGTTCAGGTGCGTAGCTATGGGCGTGAAAACTATTACTACAATTTTGCAGAAGCCTTGAAAAGAGCCCGTAAGGATTATGAAAATGGCAAAACAGGCAAAGCAGATTTACAACGTAAAGCCCTTGACGCAGTAAAGCGTGAGATAACCTATTTTGAAGGTTATATCTGTGGTGATTGGAATTATGTATCTGTTCATGTTCAGGCACACAGGGACGGGGAAGAAATTTACGACGAGTGGGTTGGAATGTATGAATCTACTTCATGGGAAGAGGGTGCGTTTGATTTAATCCATAGGGCAAAGCGTGAGATTTTTGCCACAAAGTATGCTGGGGCGACTGTGGGGGCAATATGATATTTTTAGTTTTGCTGGGATTTATTATTTTATGGTGGATACTTGACAGCCTAGAATAAATGTGTATTATACAAATATGGGTTAAATTGGTTGACCCTTTTAAGGAGCGTAGAAATGAGAAATATATATTTTGATGGTGGTGTTCTGAATGCTATGTCTATTCTTTCTGCCAAGAAAGATATTCGTTATTACCTGAACGGGGTATTGTTGGAAGTGGATAACAAACTAATCCGTGCTGTTGCGACTGACGGCCATTTGTTGGGCGTGTATCAACAAAGCAATAAGAATGGTGACGAAGGTGAGCCATTCCGTGTGATTGTTCCCCATGAGGTAATTGAAAAGCTAAATAAGAAAGCGTTGCATCATACTTTGTCAAAAGAAGGTGATAAGTATGTAATTGACAATGTTGGGTTTAGCGGGATTGAAGGCACATTCCCTGACTACATGCGAGTATTTCCTACGGGCAAAATATCAGGCGAGATTGCACAATTTAATCCTGACTTTATTGCAAGGTTTACGAAGGTTGGCAAAGCATTGGGCATGAAAAACCCCATGCCTACTATTGGACACAATGGCACAGGCACAGCGTTGGTTGACATTGGTAAGCCTGACTACTTTGCTGGATTGATGATGCCCTATCGGGCAGAGCACACAATGTTTTCTACCCCAGCGTGGTTAACAAAAATGGAGGTTCAACATGCTTAGCCAACTTTATTTAATTGACCTGTATGACCAGCTTACACAGCGATATGAAACTGTTATAGGCACATTCAATGACCACATGAAATGGGTCAACAGTAGTGGAATTGTGGTCATCAATATTGAATCTTACTTTTATGAAGGGATATAAAAATGCCCCTGTATGAGGTTTACCTAATTAAAAAGGTTGCTCAATTGAAGGTTGTTGAAGCCCTGAGTTTTGAAGATGCAGAGGGGATTGGATATTCACTTCTGGAAAAAGAAGAGTTTGATGACCCCAGCGACCCAAATTGGGATAGGTATGTTTATGTTGCTGAGGAAATTCAAAATGCCTAATTATTATTGTTGGAGTGTAGCCAGACTACGCAGTTTATTGATTGAACTTAAAACAGGTGGAATTGGCATGAAGGACATGCCACACATTTTACAAATTGAAAAACTTATTTTGGAGAAGGAAAATGTCTAACCCTATGAGCATACACGCTATCCATGAGCGTTATCACCCTGAAATTGCTGAGCACATGCTAGACCAATTATTTGACACCCCGACCAGCGATTTAGTAGATGAATTACTTCACCATGCTGGAGAAGAAATGACAGATGAATGGGCAAAGCGAATTCAAGAGGATTTATTACTAAAAGACCTTTACAACAATAATCAGGGTTGTGTATAATACAAGCACGGGAATATCCCCGTGCTATTTTTAGGAGAAATGAGAAATGAGATTAAACAATTCAATCAAACAAGCGTTTATCAAATCGGTTCTAGATGACTCGTCATTGGTAGACTACAACACCCAAATTTCTGACAGGGTAAAGCAGTATTTCTATCAGATTGCCCCTGCTGAGGTTAAAAAGGTTTATGACAATCCAAAAACCAAAAAGTATGTTGGGCAAAATTGCGTTAGCCTATATTATGGTAGTGAGTATTTGGGCTGGTTCTCTTCACCTTTAATTCCAATGGATTGTGTTGTGACGGATATGGATTTTCTTGCTGAGATTGATTATTTGAAAAAGCAGGAAAACGAACAGCAGAAAAAGCGTTGGGATTTGGAAACTAAGTTGCGTGGCGTGATTGACAGCTTTACGACAGTCAAGACAGCACGGGAAGCGTTGCCAGAGTTTGCAAAGTATTTGCCTGAAATTGATGGAAGCAGATGCAAAACCCTACCAGCGATTGCTGGATTGGTTGCAGATTTGCAAAACATTGGCTGGAAAACACCCAAAACAGCATAAATTCTTAATAACAATAAACTATTAAAAACTTATCCCTTATAGCTTTGAACTATAAGGGATTTTTATTTGTTGCTTAATTTTTAAGCAGTATATTGCGTATGCACAAACTAGCCCCCTCGCCCCTGCCCCTTGAGCCACGAAACTTGTGGCGTGAGCCATGAGCCATGAGCATAGGGGAAAATCCCTATGCTAATTATTTATGATTGTGTATAATACAATCATGGTTCATGATTCATGAACCATTAACCAAAGGAGAAATTAGAAATGAAAGATGAACAAGCCTGTATTCAGTTTATTCGTAAGTATGCTAATGACCACTACAACGAAGGTTGGGATTTGGTTGTTGAAGCCTACGACGACGGCGATTTGCTCGAAGAACTTTCCGAGCACAATTTTGACCTTAAAAAGACTATTCAGTCTTTGCAAGACACCATTGATTTGCGTAAGCAATTAATGGAAGAACACCAAGCAGAAGCAAGACAGAGTTATTAACCAAACTATCACGGCGAAGGCCGTGATAACCAAAAACTATTAAGGAGAATTACCATGGGTTTAGATATGTACTTAACAGCAGAGCGTTACATTTGGTCATCCGAGAAACCAATCTCGGATGAAGTTGCAAACCTCTTGGGTTTGCAATTAGATGGAGAAAGAATGCGTGTCAATTCTGTTGAAGCAGAAGCCATGTATTGGCGTAAAGCCAATGCAATCCACAAATGGTTTGTGGAAAACATTCAAGGTGGCGAAGATAATTGCCAGCGTTACTACGTGGAGCGTGAGCAATTAGTTGAGCTCCGTGATTTGTGTGCAAAGCTTTGCACACAAAGGGAAATGGCAGAAGAAACCTTGCCCACGGCTGACGGCTTTTTCTTTGGGTCTACTGAGTACGATGAATGGTACTGGAATGACATCGAAGGAACTGTGCAGGGCTTAGACAAAGCCTTGCAAGCGTTTGACGACAAATGGCAGTTCCATTATAGGTCTAGCTGGTAGAGTGTTGACACAGGGATTTATCCCTGTGTATAATACAGACATGCCCTACAGGTGTAGGGCATTCTTAAGGAGAAATGAGAAATGAGTACATATAACGGTTGGACAAATTACGCCACATGGCGTATTAATTTGGAAGTTTTTGATGGCTGGGACTGCACTAACATCCCCATGCTTACACGTTATTGTGAGCCAGACCCATGGGAGATTGCTGAGTATTTAAGCGAATACGTAGATGAAATTCTCGGCGGACCTTGCGAGGAAGGCCTCACTTTAGACTACGCCAGGGCGTTTGTTGCCCAGATCAATTGGCACGAAATTGCCATGCACTTTGTTGAAACGTGGAACGACATCATTGCTGAGGAGAGCCAAGATGATTAAGCCTTTAAACGAAACAGCCAAGCACGTGCTTGGCTTGTTGGACCAAACGAATTTCTCCGAAGGTGTTCGGACATACTCGGGCCGTGGTATGAGCGGGCGGGTATGTCTGAGTACTGAACTCAACAGCTCGAACGAGCTGTTCGAGCTGGGATTTGAGATGGCTCGCGCACTGTACTTTGATCGTGATCCGTCCGGATCAATAACTCCGGCGCCCCAGCTCGATAGCATGGGGCGGGGGTTCATTGCTTACTGGCCTGCAGCACTAGTAGAAGAAAGAGAGAGCCAAGAGGAATGACCACAGCAATAGTAATGTTAATAATTCTTTACCTTATTGTCTTTTATTGTGTATAATACAAGTACGGGAATAGTTCCCGTACTTTAAAGGAGAAATGAGAAATGACTGTTATTGAAACCACAGCAGTACAAACCCCAGTAGCTACGATTGACTGCAGTACCCCACTCACTCCATTGGAGAGTGTGTTCGATGCTCTGGTCAAAGCAGTAGCCAAGGAAGTAATGGCAAATGTTAGTGCCCATCTTTTGGACAGCGACGAATTTGATATCAAGGTGCGGGAGCTGGTCAACGAAGAGGGTGAGTCAATCTGTGACCATTGGGCTCGTAACAACTTCGACATCTATGATTACGAAGAGAGCATCCAGCAGATGATTGAAGTAGATGATGACCACATAATTAGAGTGGTTAAAGATATGTCGTTTACTGTTTCTGTTGACTGATGTATAATACAAGCATGGGAAATAATTCCCATGCTTACTAAAGGAGAAATGAGAATGCTAGTAAATGACTTAAGTAATTTCACAGGCACGGAAAACTGGTATCGCCATAACCTGATGCACGATACTGTTTATACTGACGGCGTAAAGTATTTCGCCGAAAAAGCTGGGGCGTATTGGTTCTTAGACATTGTGGATACGGAATTATTTCCGTTGCAAAAGAAAGAGGGTTTTCTTTCCATCACAATGACAGTAGCCAATGAGCAAGCGTCGATTGTTGCAACTGACGGAAACCTAACCACGCTCTGGAACAAGGAAATCAGTTTTACTGATTGCCCAGATGGAGAGTATCGTTTTTACTTTACTGACAATGTTTTACTGTTGACTTCTGAATATTGATGTATAATACTAATCACGGGCATATGCCCGTGATTACTTAACAGGAGAAATGAGAATGGATAATGTTTATGAAATTAATGGTTATGAATCCCGTAAGGATTATTTGCAACAGCTCGCTGATGGTATGGGCATTGAGCGTTCTACTGTATTTGCCCTAGCAGACCTGCTGGGGGAAACTGAAGATTTCGACGGGCTAGTTACTAGTCTGGAAGATATTGGTAATACTGAAAATAGTGACGATTGGTTTTAATTGATGTATAATACTTACACGGGGATTAATCCCCGTGTAACCACAGGAGAAATCAGAATGAAAGTCACAGGTAAACAAATAGCTATTGAATGGGTAGCTTACGCAAAGCGTAACAAACTTAAGCGTAATACGATTAAGTATCAGAATCACCAGCAAGCATTTATCACGGGAGTGTTTGCGTGTCTGGCTCAGGACACGCCACCTATTATCACAATCTACGGATTGTGCGGGCGTGACCTGTTTGACCTAACACTAGACGAGGTAGCTGTCTAGTTGATTGTTACTATCAGGGCGTGAGCCCTGATAGTTGATAGCTAATTAGGAATTAGCTATCGGCTCGGCTGAGCCGATAGCCCTTGACTATGAATCCTAACTAGTTAGGATTCATATAGACCTTTTATAACCCTAACCCCCTAAAACCACCCCCTTATTTTTTTCTTGCTCTTCTCCCAATTTTCAGACAAACAAATATAGCTAAAACACAAATACCACCCCCTTGTTTTAAAAAGGGTACCCATACCCATAGGTATTATATTTTTTACAAAAACATACCTTTTAGGCTATTATGCGGCTATGAATTCAACACCTGATGATGTTGCCGCCGAGATAGCGAGGCTAGAGTATCGCAAGCACCTGTTAGAGGCACAAGAAAAGTCTACGACTAAGTTTTTAGACTTCTGCCGTTACGTATGGCCCGAGATGATCGTTGGGCAACACCATAAAGAGATTGCTGAAAAGTTTGACAGGGTGGTCTCTGGCGAGTGCAAGCGTCTAATCATTGCGATGCCCCCACGGCATGGTAAGTCCCAGCTTGGGAGCTACCTGTTCCCCGCCTACCTCATGGGCCGTATGCCGCAGTCCAAGCTCATTGTAGGGTCACACACGGCTGAACTAGCGCAGCGCTTTGGTCGTATGATCCGTAACCTTGTCGATGACGAGCGGTACAAGGAGCTATTCCCTGGCACTATGCTGTCAGCAGACTCCAAGGCGGCTGGACGCTGGAGCACCTCCCAAGGCGGTGAAGCCTTCTTCATTGGTAAGGGCGGAGCGATGACCGGGCGGGGAGGCGACGTTATTATCCTTGACGACATCTTAGACGAACAAGACGCCATATCCGATACTGCCATGGAGAACACTTGGGAGTGGTATACCTCTGGACCACGCCAGCGTTTACAGCCGGGTGGCTCAATTATCTTGATTAATACCCGCTGGAAAACGGACGACGTAGCGGGGCGCTTGCTCAAAAATCAGTCCCAATTAAAGTCCGATCAGTGGGAAGTGTTGGAATTTCCTGCTATCCTGCCAAGTAATAAGCCTCTCTGGCCTGAGTATTGGAAGCTAGACGAGCTCGAAAAAGTAAAAATGTCCATTGGTCTCCAAAAGTGGAACGCCCAATGGCAACAACAACCCACTAATGACGACGGGGCTATCCTCAAGCGTGAATGGTGGAGAAAGTGGCCCCATGAAGAACCGCCTGCTTGCGAATATATTATCCAATCCTACGACACCGCCTACTCCAAAAAGGAGACTGCCGACTATTCGGTTATCTCAACTTGGGGCGTGTTTACGCCAGATTCTGATTCTGGCCCCAATATTATTTTGCTTGGCGTACGCAGAGGTCGCTGGGATTTTCCCGAACTTAAGCGAATCGCTCTTGAAGAGTATAAGTATTGGAACCCCGACAATGTCCTAATCGAGGCAAAAGCCACGGGAACCCCGCTTCAGCAAGAACTTAGGCGGGTAGGCATACCTGTGACTATGTACAGTCCCGGAGGGCGGAAAGCGGGTACCGACAAGATATCTAGGGCTAACGCTATTGCTCCAATCTTGGAGTCTGGGATGGTCTGGGCGTCCGAGGACGAGTGGGCACAAGAAATGATCGAGGAGTGTGCGTCCTTTCCTAACGGCTCACATGACGACCAGGTTGACTCGATGTCCATGGCTCTTTCTCGGTTTCGCATGGGCAACTTCATTTCGCTCAATCTAGACTATGAAGATGACCGGAATTCGGATACTATTGTCCACGAGTATTATTAACTCTATAATCAAGAAAACTTTCCGCAAAGGTATATCATGGCAAGTCAAAACCCCAATCTCTTGAAACGTGCTTATGAAAATTTAATGGGCACCCCCGAGCAAAACAAAAAAGCAGCAGAGGACATGAAGGATTATCCTCCTGAGCAGAAGTTTCAGAAAATGATAGGCAAAGGCAAGAAGGAAGAAGCCGAAAGCAAAGAAGAGCCTGTCAAGAAGAAAAAAGGTGGCAGCGTAACTATGGCAAGTCGCCGTGCTGATGGCTGCGCGGTCCGCGGTAAAACAAAAGGTGGTATTAAGTAATACCCCATGGCCCAAGAATCACGGATCACGAGCTTTGAAAAGGCTCTCAAAGATGAAGGCATTGCAGGCACAAATCTTGAGTCTGTCGCCCGCTCTATCTTCCAACAAGAGAGCAGCTCGGGAGCCAACGTCAAAACCAGTAATGCTGGCGCCCGTGGTCCAATGCAAGTGTTACCTGCTACGTTTAAAGCCTACAACCCTCAAGGGAACATTGACGACCCCTACGACAACTCGGTAGGGGGCTTGCGGTACATCAAGGATTTATTCAGTAAAACAAACGATCTTGGCTTAACAGCGGTAGGCTACTATGGCGGTCCAAAGGCTATTGAGAAAGCAAAGCAAGGCGTTGCAGTAAGTGATCCTCGCAACCCGAATGCACCCAATACGCTGCAGTACATGGAGCAAGTGATGGGGCGCACCAAAGGCAGCCAACCACAGCTTGCCCCTAGAGGGAACAAACCCCCTGTCAATCCTTTGATTAAACAAAAGATCACGGACCTCGGACCTAGCTACCAGGCGGCGCTTGCCTTAATGGCAAAAGCGGACGACCTAAGTGAAGCAAGGGAAAAGATTGCAGAGGAAGAGGAGCTTGCCAGCGCTGGTGCGGATTTCTCGCAAGCCAAGCAAATGCTCGCACAAATTAAACCCACATCACCGTTCCCCGCTCAAGAACCACGGCGCATGGCTGAGGGTGGGTTTGCAAGCGCCTATGCTGGACGAACCCCCCGCATTTCTTCTAAGGACAGAACCAAGCAAGAAGAAATGAACAAAAGCATCAAGGACTACGAAACACAGGTAGACGAATACAACAAAGCGGTTGCCGAGCATAACAAGATGCTGGAAAGCTTTGTACCCGGCAATCGCTTTGACAAGCGCCCACGCACTCCACCTGAATTTACATTAAAAGAACCTACTGCACCAATGACTCAGGCAGAGATTGACAAGTTTACAGAACAGGTCAAACAACGGGCTATTCAAAATGCTCAGGCTAGTTCAACTGCTATGCGTGCAGTACAAGCCCCTAGACAGTTCAACATAGGTAGCTTTGGCTTAGGGGACGTAAGTGGTTTTGCAGGAACTAGCACACCGCTGTTTGCAGACGGAGGGGAAGTCGAAAAAAAGCCAGAGCCCAGCATGGGCGAAAAGGTAAAAGGCACGGCTAAAGAAATTTTGCGTAGTATGCAGTACACCCCTTATGACCTCTTAGGCGCCCCTGTAGATATCGGCAATCTTGCTCTAAAAGGTGTAGACTACGTCACCGGCAGTAAGCTTGCGACTGAGAAGCCTGTAGGGGGCAGTGACTATCTGATTCAAAAGTCTCGAGAGCTAGGCATTGCCGACAAGCCAACCGGCTCGACCACAGAAACTTTGACACGCTTGGGAACGGGAATTATAAGTCCTACTGCCGGACCACGAGCCGTGGTTGCTGCAGGCAAAGCCATGAAGGGCACAGCTAAAGCAGCGCTGGAAGACTTGGCGATGGCAAGCACCGGACAAGGTGGCAGCAAAGTAGCACAACAGATCATGGCTCCCGGTACAGCATTTGCGGTACGACCAAAAGGCGGTGTGTACCTTGGTGCGAAATCCGTGGACGAACCTCCTTTAGTTCGTAGTGACATTGAACTTCAAAATGTCTTGGGGGATGTAGATGCTTCTACCGAGCAAGGCGCAGCAATCAAACAATTCTTTGATAAAAAAGCACGCAGCTTTATTCAAAACCAATACGGCACAGCGGATGACCCTGTTTTCAAGAAAATTCTTGAAGGTCAAATCCCCGCAAACCAGTTTTTTATTTCTCCTGAAAAAATACAACGGTATCGTGAATCAGCTTCAAAAGAAACTTTAAAAGCAGTACGGGATGCGTATGATGCTGAAACGGGAGTTACTGCTTTGATAAACAAAGCAGTAGCTAAGGCAAAGGGCGAAGGCTATTCTTCCACACACCTATACAAAGTTCAACAAGACATAAAAGACTTAATTGCTAAACAAAGTCCAGATAATCCAACTACCTTAATGACTTCTATTCGCCCTTTAGAGCAACAAACTATTCGGGAATATCCTTCTTTATATGATTTCCCTGGAATGAAGCAGTTGGTAGAGGAAGGGGATAAAAAAGGAATAGCCAGTTTGCTAAGTAAGTCAAATTTACCTCCACACATACGCCAAGCAATTACCCAAGGGGACCCTGTCTTTACTAACATACTAAGTATGAATGCTTTAAAGCTAGGGGAATTAAAAGATTACTTAAGCACTCGCTCTGCTAACGAAATTAAAAACATGGGTTTTGCTGACGCATTAGCCAAATCCTCACAATGGCACGAAATGCTTGCCAATGCAAAATCAAATCCTGAAAAGTTTAGTAGAAAAGAACTGTTTGCTGGAACAGAGCCTATAGCAAAAGCAAAAGACGACTACTCTTGGGTTGATGTAAAGACTAAAGAGGCTTTGACAATTGAAGGCTGTATCATGGGCCATTGCGTTGGAAACCGACCCTCTTACTTAGAAGGTGTTGTCAACGGAACCAAAAAGATATATTCATTACGGGATAAAAAAGGCGTTCCGCACGTTACAATAGAACTTAATAAAACCAATCAAGTTCCTATGTATAACTGGGACGGATCGGTAAGAAAAGAGGTTGATCCCAGTAAAAAAGACGTATTTGATGAAATTGTTCAAATAAAGGGAACAGCAAATACCCCCGCCGAAAGTTATTTTCCGCAGATTGATGAGTTTTTAACAGATTATTCGAATAAAATTGGCGATGATCTTAAGTTTACAGAGCTACCTAGGTACCTCCCAGAAAATTGGAGAAATAAATAACCATGGCTATTGAAAAAAACCGTCCAGAAGACGAAGAAACAATTGATATTGAGCTTCCTGAGATTGAAATGAAAACGCCAGAGGGCGACATTGAGATTATTTTGGAAGAAGATGGCGGTGCAACAGTCGAAATGGGTGAAAAAGACCACGAAGAAGTGCCGTTTGACGCCAATTTAGCCGAAGTAGTAGACCCCAGCGAGCTTGGTCCTATTTCCAGCGAGCTCATGGCGTTGTTAGACGCTGACAAAGCGAGCCGTGGTGATTGGGAAAAGCAGTATTCTAAGGGTTTAGAGCTTCTTGGCTTTTCATACGAGGAGCGTACCAAGCCATTTAAGGGCGCTTGTGGCACAGCACACCCCATGCTTACCGAAGCAATCGTACAATTTCAGGCCCAAGCGTTCAAAGAACTCATGCCAGCCGAAGGCCCTGTCAAAACACAGGTGCTTGGCAAGGAAACTCGTGAGAAATTAGCCAAAGCAGAGCGTGTCAAGGAGTTCATGAACTACGAACTGACTACTGACATGGCGGATTACACCCCTGAGTTTGACCAATTACTGTTTTATGCAGGTTATGGCGGCTCAGCATTCAAAAAAGTCTATCAAAACCCACAAACAGGCAAGATGGTAAGCAAGTTAGTGCTGCCAGATGACTTATTTATCCCTTACAACGGCTCTTCCATTATGTCGAAGTGCCCACGCATTACTCATCGTGTGCCAATGGACGCAAATGAGTACCGCAAACTGGTCAATATTGGCTTTTATCGTGATGTTAACGTCCAGCCTGTTGTTAATTCGACTCCAGGCGACGCAATTCAAGACAGCATCGACAAATTAGTCGGTATGTCTGCCTCTGGTGAGCCAGAAGAAGTGTTTTTGTATGAGTTCCACGTGGATTGGGACTTAGAAGGCTTTGAAGACAAGGACGATGACGGCGAAGAGACCGGTGTTGCCCTGCCTTATGTCATTACCATCGAAGAAAGCACCAACCAAGTGGTTGGGATTCGTCGTAACTGGAAAATGAAGGACGGATACAAGTGCCGTAAAGAGTATTTTGTGCATTATGTGCTTGTAGAGGGACCGGGAGCCTACGGCCTTGGTTTTGTACACTTGATTGGTGGCTTAACCCGCACCGCAACATCCTCCATGCGTCAATTAATCGATGCTGGAACCTTGGCTAATCTGCCTGCAGGCTTTAAAGCTAGGGGCGCCCGTATTGCCAACGACGACGTGCCGCTGCAACCGGGCGAATGGCGTGATATTGACGCTGGTGGAGCTGATTTACAGTCTTCCTTGTTACCACTACCGTACAAAGAGCCAAGCCAGACGCTATTTACCTTGTTAGGCTTTTGCGTTGAGGCTGGTAAACGCTTGGCGTCCATTGCAGACATGCAAGTAGGCGACGGCAACCAGCAAGCAGCAGTTGGAACCACCATTGCACTCTTGGAAAAGGGCGCAAACATCATGTCCGCTATTCACAAACGGATGCACTATGCCCAAAAGCTCGAGTTCCGCTTATTGGCTGACGGCTTTGGTGAATCCTTGCCTGACGAGTACCCATATGATGTACCCGGCGCTTCCCGTAAGATTAAACGTACCGATTTTGACGGCAGCGTCGATGTAATCCCTGTTGCAGACCCCAATATTTTTTCAACAGCGCAGCGTATCACTATGGCGCAGACCCAACTACAGCTTGCACAGTCGGCTCCACAGATGCACAACCTGTATGAGGCATATCGCCGTATTTATGAGGCGCTGGGAACTAAAAACATTGACGCAATCTTAAAACCACAGAACCCAGACTTGCCAAAAGACCCAGCCACAGAAAATGGCGACGTAATGGACGGAGTCAAGCTCAAGGCGTTCCCTGGACAGCAACATGACGCTCATATTGTGAGCCACTTAATCCAAGGTATCTCGCCAATCCTCCAATCCAATCCTTTGGCTGCGGTGGAGCTGCAAAAGCATATTTTAGAGCATTGCCGCCTAAGAGCAGAAGAGGATGTGGAAGCAGAACTCTTCAAAACGTATGGCACAGACCCTGAAAACATGGTGTCTGACTTGCAAAAAGAAGGCATGATTGCCATAAAGATTGTTGAAAATCTCCAGCAGGTACGGGAACTTCAAAACCAGCTTGTGGGCGACCAAACAGACCCATTAGTTGAGTTGAAGAAGCAAGAGCTGCAACAAAGCGCCCAGCGAGATCAAGCTAAGACGCAAGAAGCCAGCGCCCGCCTCCAAATGGAGCAGATGGACAAGCAAAAGCAAGATCAAATTGACTTGGCTAAAATTCAGTCTAACGAAAAAATTGCAAATGAACGTATTATGGCTATGTTACAAAAAGGAGCCCAAAATGCCTCTCAAACCCGGAAGCAGTAGAAAAACAGTTAGTGGAAACATCCAAGAACTCGTCGACACATACCAGTCTAAGGGGCGTATCGGTACGAGCACTCCTAAGTCTAAAAAAGCTGCGGTCAAGCAGGCGGTGGCAATTAGCCTTAAAAAAGCGGGCGTCCAAAAGAAAAAAGAAGGTGGCTCGGTTTCGTCGGAAAAGCCCCGTAATGTGGTGGCTAGTCAGAAAAGGGCTATTCAAAAACGAGGGGGGACTGTTACGTACAAGCGTGACGGAAAACTTCCTGTAGGTATTTATTGATTTTTTGAAATATACTGTGTATATTCACAGTAACTAGCTATCAAGAGGGGCTAAAAGTCCTCTTGCAACATGGTAGGAACCATGCTCAAGTTTACAGAAAACTTGCTACACGAAATTCGCCGCATGCGGCAGGATACGGAACAACTCGTGATCTCGGGGTCCATGAAGAATATGGAACAATACCGCCAGATGATGGGTAGGCTTGAGGGCTACACTTTTGTTGAGCAGGTCGTACAAGACATGCTTAGGAAAGAGACTTTTGACTAACCCTGTGGAGAAAACCGTATGGAATTGACTGCATTAGAGCAGAAATGGGCAGACGAGAAGGCAGCAAGAGGGCCTGAACTTGATGACGCCTATAACGAAGATGGGCAACTAGAGCCCGATAGGATTGAGGAAGCGGTTTTAGACCGTATTCCAACTCCCACAGGATGGCGTATTGCTGTCCTACCTTACAGGGGCACAAATAAATCTAAAGGCGGTATTTTATACGTCGAAGAGACCAAAAAGCAGACCCAAATAACCACAGTATGTGGTTACGTCTTGAAAACTGGTCCTTTGGCATATAAAGACGAGAGCAAATTTCCTACAGGAGCGTGGTGCAAGGACGGTGATTGGGTAGTTTTCACTCGATATGCAGGTTCCCGTATTGGAATTGACGAAGGTGAAATCCGAATCTTAAATGATGACGAAATCATTGCTGTTATCAACAACCCCGAAGATATTTTGCACATGTAAGGAGCAACAATGGGACAAGTAACTGAAAATCCGACTTACGACATCGAAGTAGGGGCAGAAAACGCACCCGAAGTTCAAGTCGACATAGATGATGAGGGCAAGGCAGAGATTGTAGAAGACCTTGCTCCAGAGCCTGACAAACCAGCCCTAGCAGAGCCCGTAGACAAAGAGCCTGCTAAGGAAGAAGCCAATAACCAGGGCGAAGAGCTCAAGGAATACAGCGATACCGTTAAAAAACGGATTGATAAGCTAACTTCTAAGCTGCGTGAGGCAGAACGCCGTGAACAGGCAGCTTTGGAGTTTGCAAAAGGCGTTCAAGGTCAGTTCCAGCAAGCCCAGCAACGGGCTGCTACCTCTGACTATGGCCGCTTGGCAGAAGCCAAGAGCCGAGTAGACACTCAGCTTTTGACTATTCGTCAAATTATCAAAAAAGCCCGTGAAGAAGGTGACATTGACACCGAAACCGAAGCCCAAGAGCGCTTAGCTTCTCTAGCGCATGAGCAACGGGAACTTGCTGGCTATTTAGAAAGAGGTGCAGAGCAACCTCAAGCACAGATTTACAACCCGCCTATCCAACCACAGCAGATTTACCAACAACCTCAGTTTCAACCCCCAGCCCAACAGGCTCCACGGGTTGATCCAAAGGCAGAGTCTTGGGCAGAAGAAAACCCATGGTTTGGTCAAGATACAACGATGACCTATGCTGCTTGGGGGATAGATAAACAGCTTCGTGAAGCAGAAGGGTTTGACGGATCATCAGATGAGTATTATGATGAGCTAAATCGGCGAATTAAAGCACAGTTTCCGCAGAAGTTCGCTGCACAACCTAACAGGCAACAACGGCAACCCGTGCAGGCCGTTGCACCTGCAGCCCGGTCATCCGGAGTAAATACTAATGCACGCCGCAGCGTAAGACTGTCTCCTAGTCAAGTCGCTATTGCTAAAAAACTTGGTGTTCCTATTGAGGAATATGCCAAATACGTAAAGGAATAAAACCATGACTGATACTGTTAAATTTAATCGCAGCTCCCGTAACGCTCAAACACGTGAAAAGACTGCGCAACGTAAACCATGGGCACCTCCTTCTCGTTTGGATGCTCCCCCTGCACCAGATGGTTTTAAATATCGTTGGATTCGCTCTGAAGTTCAAGGCTTTGAAGACAAGCAGAATGTGTTTAGTAAGCTTCGTGAGGGATATGAACTCGTTCGTTTAGAAGAGTTGCCCGAAGAATATCAAAACACCATGCCTACTGTTGAAGATGGTCGGAACAAAGGAGTCGTCGGAGTTGGCGGCTTACTTTTAGCGAAAATCCCCGAAGAAACTGTCAGTGAGCGTAATGCTTATTACCGCCAACGTGCAAGGGACCAAATTGAAGCAGTAGACAACAATATGATGAAAGAGAATGCGCATTCAACAATGCGTTTTCAGCAGCCAGAGCGTAATACTCGTATTTCTTTTGGTGGCTCTAACTCTAAGAGTGAAAGCTAATTAATTTAATTTTGGAGAAAACAAATGGCAAACGTAAATAAAGCCTTTGGTCTTCGTCCTCTAGGAAAACTAGGCAGTAACTACAACAGCGATGGTGATACACAGTACAAAATCGCTAGTGGTACGGCTACAGCAATCTTTCAGGGCGATACCGTAACTTTCGGTGTTTCTGGTAGTGCTTCTACCGGTTTCATCGTAAAACACACCCCTGGTGCAGCTAACATTCTTGGTGTTTTCCTTGGATGTAACTACACCGACCCTACAAGCAAAAAGCCTGTATGGCGTAACTACTATCCAGGTGGCATCGCTGCTTCGGATATCGTAGCTTTCATTGTGGATGACCCTTATGCTCAGTTCTTGGTTCAGGCTTCTGGTGTCGCTGGCGTAACAGCTATCGGCAAAAACGCTGACTTAGTACAGACAGTAGCAGGCAATACCACAACGGGCGTTTCTGGATTAGAACTCAGCACTGGTACTTTGGACCCTGCTTCGGCATTAAATGTCAAAGTTATTGGTGTTACCACTGATCCTAGCAACGATGACTTAACCGCTGCATACGCTGACTTGATCGTTACGATCAATGAGCATCTGTATAAAGCACCAACAGCAGGAGTTAGTTAATCATGGCTATCACTCGTTCACAACTAGTTAAAGAACTAGAACCAGGTCTTAACGCTTTATTCGGTCTCGAGTACAAGCGCTATGAGAACGAACACGAAGATATCTTCGAAATTGAAGATTCTGAGCGTGCGTTCGAAGAAGAAGTTATGTTAACTGGCTTCGGTCAAGCCCCAGTTAAGGCTGAAGGTGCTGGCGTTAACTATGATTCTGCACAAGAGTCATTTACCGCTCGCTATACCCACCAGACTATCGCATTGGCATTCTCGATTACCGAAGAGGCAATCGAGGACAACCTCTACGACCGTTTGGCAAGCCGTTATACCAAGGCTTTGGCTCGTTCAATGGCTCACACCAAGCAGGTATTTGGTGCGTCCGTATTGAACAACGCCTTTGACAGCAACTATCCAGGTGGCGACGGCGTACAGTTGTGCGCAACAAACCACCCAACCGCTCTTGGTCCAAACTTCAGCAACCGTCCTACGACTCCTGCTGATTTGAATGAGACCTCCCTTGAGCAAGGTATCATCGACATCGCTGGTTTCACAGACGAGCGTGGTTTGAAGATTGCCTTGATTGCTAAGAAGTTGGTAGTTCCAAAAGAACTCCAGTTCACAGCAGAGCGTTTAATGAAGTCTACTCTCCGTACTGCTACGGCTGATAACGACATCAACGCTATCAAGTCTATGGGTCTAATTCCTGATGGATTCGTTGTTAACCATTACCTAACCGACGTATCGGCATGGTTCTTGTTAACCGACGCTCCAAATGGACTCAAGATGTTCCAACGTGCCCCAATCCGTACAGCTTTCGAAGGCGACTTCGACACCGGCAACGTACGTTACAAGGCTCGTGAGCGTTACAGCTTCGGCTGGTCTGATCCACGTGGTATCTACGGATCACCTGGCGCAACCTAAACCTTGTTCACGTGAGGTTAGGCCCCACTTCGGTGGGGCTTTTTCTTTTGTCTTTTAGAAATTTCGTTAAAGTGCAAAATTCTATGGCAATTAGCACATAGGACAAGGCATTTTTTAACTTCTTCCATCGCCCTAGTGTATTGATAGTTTTTGACGTAATAGCTGACTTCCCGGTCTTTTTGCTTGGGGTCTTCGTGATGAAAGTCTAGCGCAGCAGGATGGTTTTGGTCACAATAACTGCATTTCAAGCTGGCTTTAAATGCAACCCATTTTTCTCTTTCTTCTTTTTTTCTTTTATAGGTAGCAATAAGTACTTTTAATTTGTTTTTCTTGTAATGATTGGCAGAACCCCTACGCAACGCCTGCTTTTTTCTTGGATCGTTTGGGTCTTTGTAAGGCATCGCTCTGGTCTACCCTGTATTTCCAATAGATTGCGTGCTTAAACGACCACGGGGTACTAGGGGTATAAATTTTAAAGCCAGCATTAATTAACGAGTTAGATGAAGCAGGGTTATCGGTTGTATCTGTAATAATCCAATTCCAGCCTAATTCCTTGGCCTTACGGATTCTTACATTAATTAAACGTCTTTGCAAACGGTGCCCTGTGTACTCATCTAAAACCCCTGCACGACAAAGGTAACCTGTGTCTGTAAATCGTTGTGATCTTACTAGCCCAGCAAATGCTACTGGTTTGCCTTCTTCTGTGTAAGCTAACCACCAATGCCCGTGAGTTGGTTTGTAAGGAGCATCCGAAGGCAGTATTTTTTTCTGAAGGTAAAGAATTACGGTCTTATTAGACTCATTGCGTAAATCAACCTTCTTAATGGTAAATTTCATGATTCGCCTCCGGGGATAACCCATTTTATCTAAAAAACTGTTGCAACCAAATGAATTTAGGGGTATAAATACACCAGGAACTGGGATTTTTTATTCCTGTAGACTGGCCCAGCAGACGATGCAGAGACTACAGGAAAATGTACTGCATATACAAGGAGTTATACCATGGCACGTACCTCATTTACAGGGCCAGTGGCCTCAGCTAACGGTTTTATCACTACCATTACCGATACTTCTACCGGCTCATCTACCTTTAACGCAAGCACAACCGAAGTCACAATGACTGGTGCAGGTGGTGTTGGCGGACGTACTCTTTTCCAATTAAACGCTGATGCCGCTTTGGGTTCGTTCTCAAATGCGTTAAAAGCAAACGTTGTTTATGGTGCTACTGGTTCTACCTCTGGTTTAGGCTCAGCTTTTGTGGCTGAATTAACCCTTTCAGCAGGTACTTCTTCAGGTACTTATGCTCCTGTTGAAATTGAACTTAATTGTGCTACTGGAGCATCTACTGGCACAAACACTTCTTTAATTTACGCTTCTGTTAACGGTACAGGCAAGGCAACTGTTGATACCAACGGTTACTTGTTAAACCTTGCTGGCGTAACTGTTGCTGGTGCTAAATTAGCCGCTACTGGCACTATTACCAACGTTAATGAGATTACCCATGGACTGCGTGTAAAAATTGCTGGTAGTGATTATTACCTGCTTGCCGCTACTGCTGCTAACTTTAATGCCTAATGGCTGCGTTAGATAAAGCATACCTGTTGGATTTAAGAAACCAGGCACTTGAGCAACGGCAAAAGTACTTAGAACTTATCCAACAGGCTAATGGAGCAATTGCAATGGTGGACGTTTTGTTAACTGAAATAGATCGGCAAGAGCCACCAGCAGAACACGAAAAGGATTAATTATGCTTCAATATGACGTCTTATCAACCGCAATTGCTGCAGGGCAAACTGATGCTGCTGTTTTTGCTGGTCCTGCTAGGATTAAAGGAATGGTAGTAGGTGTTCCTGCTGCTGGTGGCACTTTAACCCTTAAAAATGGCTCAGCTGGTACCACAGTTTTTAGTTTTGTAGCTCCCGCAGCAGCTCAATCCCTTAACATAAGCATCCCTGGCGATGGTATTCGTTGCACTAATGGTATTTATGCAACCACCCCTGCTAATATGACCGTTACGGTGTTTTATGGCTAAGAACCCTTCCCTTGCTATTGGGCGGGGAGAAAAGCTCCCTGTAAAACAGGGAGCTGGACTTACTGCCAAGGGAAGAGCCAAGTACAACAAGGCAACAGGTAGTAAATTAAAAGCCCCTGCACCAAACCCAAAAACAAAAGCGGACGCAGGCCGTAAAAAATCGTTCTGTGCCAGAATGTCAGGAGTAGTAGCGAAAGCTAAGGGTCCTGCAGAGCGTGCAAAAGCTTCATTAAAACGATGGAACTGCGCATAATGGAAGAAATACAAACAGCTAGGGAGTTAGCGACACATGCAAACGATATTAAACATCTTCAAGCGGATATGGACAAACTTGTTGGAGACATGGACGAAATTAAAAAGTCGATTCAAATAATCCAAAAAACATTGTCTGAAGCAAAAGGAGGCTGGAAAGCCTTGATTTGGGCAGGTGGAGCAGTTAGTGCTGCAACAGGAGTTATTGGCTTTATTATGGGCCATTGGGGAAAATAAATGGTAAAACGTGTAAACCCCACCCCTTCTGTTCCTGCAACTCCTGCTAAACAAAACCCTAATGCAACAGACAAGGTAAATAAAAACAAAGTTGATCCAGGATTTAAAGAAGTATTGGATAAGGTTCGTGGAAAGAGTCAACAAGACGTACCTGATAATTACAAAAGTGGAGGTAAAGTTATGGCAACAAAACCCGGCTTGTATGCCAATATCGCAGCTAAAAAACGCAGGATCGCTGCGGGTTCTGGCGAAAAAATAAGACCAGTTGGAGCAAAAGGTGCGCCTACCAAACAGGCGTTTATTAATTCGGCTAAAACAGCTAAAATAGCTAAACGTTCAGCGAGAGGAAGATAAATGGACTATAACGCAAGCAACACAAACCGCCACAAGCTTATGGCTATGGGCAAACCAATCAAAGCCGCTAAAGGAGGCGAGATGAAAAAATCTGCAACTAAAGCCTCTGCTGGTGCAAAAGCTGACCGCCAAGGTCGTGCTTTGTTGCCCGGCAAAATGGCTAAAAACTTGCCTATGATTGCACCACAATCTGCGTATAAAAAAGGCGGAGACGTAAAGCCTTCTGCTTACGACAAGATGCAAGATAAAAAATTGGCTGCTCATGCAAGCAAGCCAGCAAAGGTAGCCCACAAAAAAATGGGCGGCATGGCTAAACGTAGTTGCAAATAAGGAGTAAATGATGAAAAAACGTGGCGTAGGTGCAGCAATTAAAGGTTTTGGTGCAGTATTCTCTGAGACTACCGAGCAGGCTAAAAAGCCTGAAAAAGTAGACGTAAACTTTGAAAATCAAAAAGTGTGCGGCACAGTAGATACACCAAAAGACAAACGTATTCCTCAACCTACCAGCTTCTGATAACTAATGGCCACGTCAGGTACAACTACCTTTGACCTGGACATTGAGGAGCTGATTACCGAAGCGTACGAACGCTGCGGTATCGAGTCTCGCACAGGTTACGATCTAAGAACAGCAAGGCGCTCGCTGAACTTGCTGTTTTTGGATTGGGCAAGTCGTGGCTTAAATTTATGGACTATACAAGAACGATCACAGGCTTTAACCGCCAACGTATTCGAATACAATCTACCCACGGATACAGTAGATGTGTTGTCTGCGGTGGTTCGTTCTCCCCAAAGTCCTGGACAAAACATTGATATTACCCTCAATCGTTTTAGCCAAGCAGAGTGGTTGCATACTCCTAATAAATCAGGCACTCTAGGTCGTCCAGCGCAGTTTTATTATCAGCATACTAATCAGCCAAAGGCATACTTTTTTCCTTGCCCTGATGATTCACAACCCTATACTTTTGTGTACTACGCTATTCGTAGGATTCAAGATGCAGGTGGTTTTACCAATACTGCAGACGTAAACTTTAAGTTTTTGCCATGCCTAGTTTCAGGGCTGGCTTATTATGTTTCAATGAAAAAAGCCCCTGATCGTATGGTTCTTCTTAAGCAAATCTACGAAGAGGATTTTAAACGGATTTCTGAGTTTGACAGGGATAGTGCTAGTTATTATGCTGTTCCTGACACACGTCTAAACTACTAAAATGGCTTATGCACAAGGAAGACTTGCCTGGGGTGCCTGTGATCGTTGCGGACAACGATTCTTCCTTAACGCCTTGCGAAAAGAATGGCAAGGACTTAAAACATGCCAATATTGCTATGAATCAAAGCATCCTCAGTTGGAGCCACGCCGTAATGTTTCAGATGCTATTGCATTGCAAGAACCTCGCCCAATTCCTGACGATACGTTTAACGTATACATTGGGGTTATTGGAGACAGCGCTATCGGGTCTAACGGCATGGTTCCTGTACCTATTTCTAATCCGACCATTGCAGTAACTTATGCAGGCAATATGAAAGCAACGGGATTATGAACTACTTAGAACTAAAACAAGCAATTAAGGATTACACCGAAAACTTCGAACAGACGTTTGACGACAATATCCCTGTTTTTGTAAAGCAAGCAGAAAAGCGCATATATAACACCGTTCAGTTCCCTTCCTTACGCAAGAACGTAACGGGAAACCTGACTAATGGTAATAAGTATCTATCTACCCCAAGCGACTTTTTATCAGTCTATTCCTTGGCTATCGTAGTTAGCGGAGAGTACTACTATCTGATTAACAAAGACGTGAATTACATTCGGGAAGCCTACCCAAACCCCAACACTACCGGCGTCCCCAAGGTTTACGCTATTTTTGGGTCACAGCTTACTTTTCCGAACGAGCTTAGCTTAATCCTTGGGCCAACCCCGAATAGTGGCTATTTGGCTGAGCTGCACTATTTCTTTTACCCACAGTCAATTGTGGATGCTGGCACTTCTTGGTTGGGCGACAATTTTGACCCAGTATTGCTTTATGGCTCGTTGCGTGAGGCTTATTTGTTTATGAAAGGCGAGCCTGACCTGATTGCTAACGTAGAGCAAAAGTACGCTGAAGCCCTTGGACAGGCTAAACGCCTTGGTGATGGCCTTGAGCGTCAAGATGCTTACCGCTCTGGTCAAGTTAGGGTTCCGGTGACCTAGAATGTTGACACAAACCCTAACCACCTCTTTTAAGCGGGAAATTCTAGAAGGCGTCCATAATTTTTTAACGGACACCTTTAAGATTGCGCTCTACACTTCCTCCGCTACTCTAGGGCCTAATACGCTTGTTTATACGGCTTTAGGAGAAGTTACCCCTCAAGGCACCTACGTTGCTGGAGGGCAGGTTTTAACAGGTACTATCCTGAGCACAGGAAGTGGAATCGCTTATGTGACTTTTAATAACTTAACCTGGACCAGTGTTACCTTTACTGCTCGAGGAGCCCTGATATACAATAGCAGTAAAGGCAATAAATCAGTTGCCGTATACAATTTTGGTACGGATCAGACTGCGGGAGCACTAGATGTGTTTAACATTACAATGCCCCCAAATACCGCAAACGAAGCAATAATTCGCATTACTTAAGGAGCTAAAAATGCAAGTTGAAAAATTAAGCGTTGAGGACAAGGTTTCTAGCACCTTAACCAAGGCGATGAAATCTGGTGATTCTGCCCGTGCTACGGGTAAATATAAGATTGAGTGTGTAGACGCTCAAGGTAATGTCAAGTGGGTGCTAGAGCCCTCTAATTTGGTTGTAAACGAAGGTTTACAAGATATGAATACCAAGTATTTTACTGGCGTGACCTACACCGCTGCTTGGTTCATTGGTTTATACGGCGCTGCTGCGTCTAATAACCCAGTTGCTGGCGATACTGCAGCAGTCCATGCTGGCTTTACCGAGATTGTTCCTTACAGCAACGCTACCCGCCCTGCTTGTACCTTTGGCACAGCGACTACGGCTGACCCTTCTGTTATCAGTAATTCTGCCTCTCCAGCAGCGTTTAATATCAACGCTACCTCGACTGTAGGCGGTGCGTTTTTAATCAGCAATAACACCAAGGGTGGTTTTACCGGTGTATTGTTCTCAGCTTCTGATTTTGCAGCTCCTGGAGACCGCACAGTAGCTTCTGGTGATGTTCTAAACGTAACATATACGTTTAGTTTGGATGCGTAAGGACACGAATATGTTTAAAAAAGGCGAAGTTGTAAAGGTAAAAGCAGTTGTTCCAGAAGGCCCAGTAATTGCCCTACGCATGTCGGAAGATGGCGTAGTGTCTTACTTAGTTGAGTGGAATGACGGGGAAACAACCCAACAGCGTTGGTTTGAGCAAGATCAGCTCGTAGCGGGCTAAATATGCCAGACGGCGGCTGGAGCTCAGGCACCTGGGGCGAAGCCGGATGGGGCATGTCGGTATATTACCGAGATGCCAATGAAATAGCCGCCGGATCAGACGCCGTATCTGCAGCACAAACCTTTGGGGTAGCTGTTGCGGAGACCGCTACGGCCACGGATTCCGTATCTGCAGCACAAACCTTTGGTACGGCCGTAAGCGAGTCTGCTGCTGGCTCTGATGCGGTATTGGTGGCTGCAAGCTCGTTTGAGGTGTCCGTAAGTGAAATAAGTGCAACAACGGACGCATTTAGTGCTACCCAGTTGTTTGCTACCGCTGTCAATGAGACTGCCGTAGCCACGGACAATATTGCTGCACTGCAAACATTTGCTACCGCTGTCAACGAAAGTGCAGTTGCTACTGAATCCAAATTTGTGGCTGGCAGTAGCTTTAATGCTTCCTTTAGTGATATTGCCGCTGGGTCGGATGCCGTATCCGCTACCCAAGCTTTTGCCTCGGCAGTCAATGAAACCGCTACCGCTACCGATGCTATCTCCTCAACCCAGGTATTTGGTACTGCAGTCAATGAAACCTCAGTAGCTTTGGATTCCGTATCCGCTTCCCAGAACTTTGCCACCGTTGTAAGTGAGTCAGCTTCTGGAGCAGACAACCTTTTTGCTGGGCAGGTATTTGCCACCGCCGTAAGTGAGTCCGCCGCTGGGGCAGACGCCCTAGACGCTGCTTTTGCTTACTTTGTTGATGTCAGCGAAACAGGGGTAGCTTCCGATCTTGTAGAAGCGTTACAGAACTTTGTTGCGGCCATAAATGAGTCCCTTACGGCAACAGGCGTAATGGACCCGGCAGGAAGTACCTTCTATGCTGGGTTTACCGATTCGGGTAAGGCTGCTGTGATAGTTTCAACTCCCTCTAGTATTTTTGTTGCCTCTGTAATAGAATCGTTAACAGCGACAGATTCAGTTACTGCAAGGCTATTTTGGGAGCCAATTGATGATAACCAAACGATTACGTGGGCTGCTATCAATGATGACCAGCCCGCAAGTTGGACTCAGGTAGATGACTCCCAGAACCCTACCTGGACTGAAATAACGACTGTATAAGGACTAACTATGCCATCCACCTTTTCACCGCTAAAAATAGAGCTTATTGCTACTGGCGAGCAGTCGGGAACATGGGGTAATACTACCAATACCAACCTTGGTACGGCCATTGAAGAGGCTATTACGGGTTCGGCGGATGTAGCCTTTTCTAGCGCTGACGTCACAGTTACCCTAACAGATACTAACGCCGCCCAAACAGCTCGTAATTTACGTTTAAATTTAACAGGAACTTCTGGCGGGGCAAGGAACTTAATCCTTGGTTCTGGATGCCAGATCGAAAAACTGTATCTCATTAATAACGGATTAGCAGACGCAGTAACAGTCAAAAACACCACAGGTACAGGTATTGCCGTCCCTGCTGGTAAATCCATGTTTGTATACAACAACGGCACAAACGTTGTTGACGCTACTACTCACCTTAGCTCACTTACCCTGACTACAGCGTTGCCTGCTGCTTCAGGCGGTACAGGGCAGTCAAGCTACACCGCAGGAGACTTGTTGTATGCCACGGGCACAACGGCCCTTAGCAAGTTAGGGATTGGCTCAAGTGGCCAAGCCTTGGTTGTAAGCGGAGGAACCCTAGCTTGGGGAGCTCCAGCAGGTACTACAACAAACTCATTAACAATCACCACTACCGGTGGCGCAGCAGCTCCTGTAACATTTAATGGAAGTGTTGCAAGAACAATTGATTACAGTACGGTTGGTGCAGACCAAGCGGGAACGGCTGTAGCACTAGCAATCGCATTAGGATAAGGAAAAACCATGCCAAATACATTTACCTCGTATGTCAACAAAGACGTTGGAACGTCTGCTGCCACAGTTGTGACGGTTGGCGCTTCAACGCAAACTACCGTTATCGGTATGTCCGTGGCTAACACAACGTCTAGCCCAATCACAGTAAATGCTTATATTACCCGTTCAGGTGTTGATTATTACTTGATTGAGACGGCAACCGTGCCAGTAGGCAGTTCGCTTGTCATCGTGGGAGGCGACCAAAAGGTCGTATTGATTACCAGTGATGCTCTGAAGGTTGTTTCTTCGGCTGCTTCATCAGCGGACGTAGTAACCAGCGTGTTGAATATCACCTAAGAGGAAACTATGCCATACCTCGGAAATACACCAACCACCCAGAGTTTCATCTCTGGTACTGACTACTTCAATGGCACAGGCGCTCAGACTGCGTTTACCTTATCCCGCACGGTAGCCTCTGTTAACGACATTCAGGCGGTAGTCAACAACGTAGTGCAAGTCCCTAACGATGCGTACACCATCAGCGGTACGACCATTACCTTTACTTCTGCACCAAGCTCTGGCACACAGAACGTCTATGTGCGTTATCTCAGCACCACGACTCAGGCAATTACACCAAGTCAGAATACGGTTAGCTGGAGTACGTTAGATAGCAATGTTCAGGGTGATTTGGGTATTTCGTTCAAGAACAGAATTATCAATGGCGCAATGCAAATTGACCAAAGAAACGCTGGTTCTGCTGTAACAACATCAGGCTCTTATCCCGTAGACCGTTTTGCTATTGCCCATTCAGGTAATCCTACTTTTTCTTTACAGCAAATTTCTGATGCTCCATCTGGTTTTGTTAATTCAATAAGGTTTACAACAACAAACGCAACAGGTGCTTATGACTTTTCTTTAATTACTCAAACTATTGAAGGAACAAATATTTCAGATTTAGCATGGGGTTCCGCAAACGCTAAAACTGTTACGTTGTCGTTTTGGACAAAATCTTCATTAACGGGTACTTTTGGCGGTGCTTTAAATAATGGAGATAGCACTAGACTATACCCTTTTACCTACACTATTTCCGCTGCCAACACTTGGGAATATAAAACAGTGACAATTACTGGAGATACTAGCGGAACGTGGCTTACAACGACTGGCAGAGGTATTAATGTTCGTTGGCAAATGGCTGCAACTTCAACATACACAGGCACAAATAATGTATGGCAAACAGTAAGTGGTAAATATGCAGCATCTGGTTGTGTTCAAATACTTGAAACATTAAACGCTACATGGCAACTTACAGGCGTACAACTCGAAGTAGGCACACAGGCAACGACCTTCACAACAGCGGGTGGTTCATACGGTGCTGAATTGGCTTTGTGTCAGAGGTATTTTTTCCCAATAACGCTTCCAAGGGATACAAATGAGTGCTACCCAGCAATAGTTTATTCTTCAACAACTATTTTAATACAAGCACTTCCTGTAACAATTGCAATGAGGGCAACTCCATCAATAACAACCACAATAGGAACAGCCACTATTTCTTTTTACCGATATGACGGCACACTAGCTTCTACCCAAACACCTAATGCTTTTAGTGTAAGTGCTCGTAGCACAAACAATTGTTATTGGTTTGAGCTTCAATGGACAGGTGCTTCATCATGGGGGTCTAGTAGAAATTTTGGAGCAATTGGATTGGGTAGTGGCTCAAGTTCAACAATGAATTTATCTGCGGAGTTGTAATATGTACAAATTAATTAACAGTCTTAAAGACATGATTGTCCGCACAACTGACAACACGTTTATCCCATTTGACCCAGCCAACACCGACTATGCTAACTTCAAGACCGCCATCCTCGAAGACAAGGCACAGTTACAAGACGCAGACGGCAACACCATGACCGCAGAACAGGCAAAAGACTTTATTAAGGAGTTACCATAATGGCTGTTAGTCAAATACCTTTAACTTCTGCGGTAAGCGGGACTCTTCCTTTAGCAAATGGTGGTACTGCGACTACAGGCGCACCAGCTTTTTATGCTTACAGTACGGCTGGCAGTCAATCAGTATCAAATGGTGTTTTTACAAAAGTTACTTTGGCTACTACTGCATTTAATTTAAACAGCAATTACAGCACGGCTAATTCAAGATTTACGCCAACTGTTGCTGGTTATTATTTGTTTAATGGTGTTTTGTATTGTGCATCAAGCACAGCTATGGTTGCTGGTCGTGTTACTTTTTATCAAAATGGTTCAATAGCAACCACTGGACCAATCTTTTTTGAGTCAGGCACCGATATTATTGCTTCCGCTACTGCTATTTACTATATGAACGGCACAACAGATTATATGGAAATGTTTGGATTAATATCTGGTTCAGCTACTGGACCAGTATTTGCGGCTAATTCTCAATATTCATTTTTTCAAGGTTCATTATTAAGGGCGGCATGATGACTTTATACGACAAAATTATTGCTTTGTATCCAACGCTAACAGAAGCTGATTTTTCAAGCCCAAGAGCTACTATATTTTTACAAAACGATTCAGACGGCAAAGGCGATTACATAAAGTCTTGGAACCATCCAACCCTGCCTCGCCCAACAGATGAGGAATTAAAATAATGTCCTACATAGGCGCACAACCAACTACAACAGCCTTCGTAACCGATACATTCAACGGTACGGGGTCTACTACCGCATTCACACTATCGGCTGCCCCGGCCAACACTAACTCTATCCTGGTAGCGGTCTCAGGCGTTTTGCAAGACCCAAGCACCTATAGTATTTCGGGCACCGCCTTAAACTTCTCTGCCGCCCCTCCTGCTGGCACAGGCAATATCTCAGTACGCTTTCTAGGCATTCCCGCTAGTGGCGTAGTTAATACCGCCTACAGAACCCAGACCGAGTTCACAGCAACTGCTGGTCAGACAACCTTCTCCGTACCAAGCTACACGGTTGGGTATATTGATGTCTACCGTAACGGTGCGTTACTAGGCTCTGCCGACTTTACTGCGACTAACGGCACGACTGTAACGCTGGCTGCTGGCGCATCTGCTGGTGACCTAATAGAGACTGTTTCGTTCTATGTAAGCTCAGTGCTTAACGCTATTCCCGCAACAGCTGGTGCGGTGACGAGTAGTTATATTTTAGATGGCGCAGTGACTCAGGCTAAGTTGGCTTCTGGCGTGGCTGGTAATGGTCCAGCGTTTTTTGCGTATAAGAGCGGTGTGCCTCAATCAATTACTAATAGTACTTTTACAAAAGTAACGCTTAATTCTGAAGAATACGACACAAACAATAACTTTGCATCATCCACATTTACACCAACTGTTGCAGGATATTATCAAATAAGTGGCGGAATTTCAAACTTAGCTGGTAATACTCCTACAAGAACTATAGTATCCATTTTTAAGAATGGTTCTGGGTATGCTGGATTTGGAGATTACACGGCATCTAGTTCATATAGAACTTATGGTTCATGTTTGGTATATTGCAACGGGTCTACTGACTATATTGAACTTTATGTTTATTTGGCTGGGTCAAGCCTATCTGTAGACTATGGAACAAGCACTGGTGTTGGGTATAACACTTATATGTCTGGTGCATTAGTGAGGGCAGCATAATGACTTTATACGAAAAAATAATTTCCCTATACCCAGAACTCGCAAACTTTGATTTTGCTTCTGGCGTTATTACACTACAAAACGATTCAAACGGCAAAGGCGACTACATCGCCAAGTGGGAACATCCCACACTCCCCCGCCCAACAGATGAACAGTTAGGAGCAACAGTATGACAAACGCAGTCTCTTTAGCCCAACAAGCCTCAACAGGGGTATCTCAAGGATTTCGCAATAGAATAATTAATGGCGGGATGACGATCGATCAGCGTAATGCTGGTGCTAGTGTTACGATTACTGACACAGTAAATAACACCTATACATTAGATAGATGGGCGGCTTATGGTTCTGCCGCTTCTAAGTTTAGTGTTCAACAAGATGCTGGTGCAGTAACACCACCAGTAGGATTTACAGACTACTTAGGTGCGACTTCTTTATCTGCTTACTCAGTTGGTTCAAGCGAAACTTTTGTAATACAGCAATATATAGAAGGTTTTAATACAGCAGATTTAGGGTGGGGGACCGCTAACGCTAAGACGGTAACTTTATCATTTTGGGTTCGCAGTTCATTAACTGGAACATTTGGCGGTGCTTTGCGTAATAGTGCATTTAACCGTTCTTATCCGTTTAGTTACACCATTTCTTCTGCAAATACTTGGGAATATAAAACAGTAACGATTGCTGGAGATACAAGCGGAACTTGGCTAACAACTAATGGCATTGGAATTAGGGTAGTTTTTAGTTTAGGAACAGGCTCTACATTAAGCGGAACTGCTGGTGCATGGGCTGGTTCAAGTTTGCTTTCAGCCACAGGAGCAACATCCGTAGTCGGTACAAACGGAGCAACTTTCTACATTACTGGAGTTCAGCTAGAGGTAGGCTCTACAGCTACTAGCTTTGATTACAGACCTTACACTACAGAACTGCAACTTTGCCAACGATATTATGAAATTCAAGGTTTTGCTACTGGAGCAATTACAGTAGATGGAGTTAATTATGGAATTGGTGCAGGCAATCTTACTGGATACCAAAGTCTTCCATTTGCAGTAACAAAAAGAGCATCTCCTACAATAACTATAAGTGGCACATGGACAAATGTTAATTTGGGGGGAAGTGGAACGGTTGTTTTGTTTGGAACAAGTGCATCAAGTTATTCATTGCAAGTTATTAATGGCGGAAGTGCAGGAACATATTATGCAACCACTACAACAACCAGCGGTATAACCGCTTCTATCGAGCTATGATTATGTATAAACAAACAATTAATTTTTTAACAAAAGAAACATTAAATGTTGTTATTCGTATTTTAGACAACGCCTTTATTCCATTCGACCCCGACAACACAGACTATGCTAACTTCAAAAAAGAAGTCTTAGCTGGTGCAGAACTGCAAGATGTCGATGGAAATGTGATGACACAAGAACAGGCAGACGATTTTATTAAGGAGCTTCCATAATGGCTTTGACACAAGTACAAGGCGGGATGATACTGGCAAGCGGTCAGTCTATTCCTAAAGCCGCATTACCTACTGGTTCTGTGTTGCAAGTGGTTCAAACAGTTAAAACAGATAAATTTACGACAACTTCATCGTCAGCAGTTGATATTACAGGTTTATCTGTAACAATTACACCGACAAGTACATCTAGCAAAATTCTGATTGTGACAAATATTAACTATGGTGGAGATGCAAATTTATACGGGGCTTTTTTTGTACTAAGAAATTCAACAAATGTAGTCGTTGGTACATATCCATCAGGCAATCAAACTGCCGCTACTTTTGGTGTAGGGCCACCCAGTGACAATTATAAAATAATGTGCGCATCTAACACATATTTAGATAGTCCAAACACAACCAGTTCAATTACGTACAAAGTGCAGGCCTCTTCAGAATTTGGTTCTATACAACTTTCAATTAACGCACCTTTCCAAACAGATAATGCCGCATTCATTATTGGCGGTACATCATCTATCACAGTCATGGAGATTGCAGCATGAACCATAAAGCTATATATAAACTATATCCAACTGTTGTTACTGTTGATGATACGGCTGGTGCTTTTGATGCACAAGGCAACAAGGTTGAGATTGACATGGCTTTTGTCGATGCTTGGCAAGACCCTGACGCTTACAAGTTTGCAAGGGCTAAAGAATACCCACCCATCACCGATTACATTGATGGTGTAGTAAAGGGTGACCAAGTTCAGATTGATAAATACATTGCTGACTGCTTGGCGGTCAAAGCTAAGTATCCGAAATAGGTGCAATCAAGTGAGCTATGGCAGACGAACTCGGATTGGCGGCTGGTGCCAAAGGCATCAGCGAAGGGTTTAAAACTGGGCGGGAAGCCGGGAAAGAGATCGCCAAGAACATCGAGGATGTTCAAAAGGAAGCAGTAGATGTAGCAAAAGAACGGGCAAATGCAAGAATCCGTGAGCGGCGAGAAGCGGAGCTAAAAAAAGAGCGAGCGATCTTTAAAGCGCTTGAGGAGTATAAGCACCAGAAAAAGATTTCGGATGAGGAATACAAGTTACGAATTGATTTTATCAAGCTGTACGGAACTAAAGAGTGGCAAAAATTGTTAGATATTAAAACCCAAATTGAGAAGCTAGAAAAGGCCGACAAAGAATACTTTGACGCTGAGCTGGCTAAAGTCCGTTGGGTGCAGTTTTGGTGTTTTTTAGTAGCTGCTTGGATTTCATGGTATATCGTATGGGGGAGTAAATAATGTTTCCATTGACCGCAATTGTAGACGTTGGGATGAAAATTCTAGATAAGTTTATCCCTGATCCAGAAGCCAAGGCCAAGGCCCAGCAAGAACTCCTAAAGATGCAACAAGAAGGGCGCCTAGCTGAACTTAATGCCGATAACATTGAAGCCCAAGAACTGACCAAGCGCCAAGAAGCGGATATGGGCAGCGACTCTTGGCTATCCAAAAACATCCGTCCTATGACCCTAATCTTTATTCTGGGTGCCTACTTTATTTTTGCCATGATGTCTGCTTTTGGCTCCAACGCCAACGAGAAGTATGTAGAATTACTTGGACAATGGGGCATGTTGATTATGTCGTTTTATTTTGGCGGCAGGACCTTGGAAAAGATTATGGACATGAAAGCTAAAAAAGATGCAAAATAATTTTGAGAGTTGCCTAAAAAACCTTTTAAAACACGAGGGAGGCTTTGTAAATCACCCCCAAGACCCAGGTGGCATGACTAACCTTGGAGTTACCAAGGCGGTTTACGAGGCGTGGGTAGGGCATGAAGTTACTGAAAAAACAATGCGAGAGCTTACTCCAGAAGCCGTAGCACCGTTATATAGAAAGAAATACTGGGATGCTTGCCGAGCTGATGAGCTTGTATCTGGTCTTGACTATGCTGTTTTTGACTGCGCTGTTAACTCAGGGGCAGGGCGTGCTATTAAGTTTTTACAGAGTTGTATTGGGGTTAATCCTGACGGTGGTTTTGGCAGCCTTACTATGGCTGCCGTAAATCAATTCCAAGGGGACGTGTCCAACACCTTGGTTAAAGAGTATTGTGAAAAACGCTTAGACTTTTTAAAATCACTTAAGACCTTTGAAACGTTTGGCAAAGGCTGGGAACGCCGTGTAAACGAAGTAAGAGATGAAGCCTTAAGGATGGCAAATGCCACTATCTAAGTTACAGTTTCGCCCTGGAATTAACAAGGAAGTCACTAACTACACGGGTGAGGGTGGTTATTTTGAGTGCGACAAGATTCGTTTTCGTGCAAATATGCCCCAAAAAATTGGTGGCTGGATTCAAGTATCTCCAAACAATTTTCTTGGAACTTGTAGAGCGCTGTGGAATTGGGTCACGCTTAACGGCGATAACCTAGTTGGAGTTGGTACAAGCCTAAAATATTACATTGAAAAGGGTGGTGGCTACAACGACATTACCCCAATCCGTAAAACAGTTAGTCCCATGTTGGGACCTCAGCCCCCTGCTACAGGAAACCCTTTTGCTGCAACAGCCGGGTCTGCTACGATTGTAGTAACGGACGTTGGCCACGGGGCTATAAATAATGACTTTGTTACGTTTAGTGGAGCAACAAGCCTTGGTGGCAATATTACTGCAGCCATCCTAAACCAAGAGTACCAAATTACTTTTATTGATAGCAATCAATATAGCATCCAAGCACGAGCCGTATCGTCTGTTGCAACTCCAGGAGCCCCTGTATTAGCAAGCGCTGGAGACACCGGGGGAGGCGGGAATGCCGTAGTTGCAAGCTACCAGATCAACGTAGGCTTAGACAAGTATGTGGGTGGCAACGGCTGGGGAGCAAGTTTCTGGAGCCGTTTAACTTGGGGCTCCGGCGCCCAGTTAACAGCGGGTGAGCAGCTACGCCTTTGGACAAACGACAACTACGGCGAAGACCTGCTCATCGCTCCTCGGGGAAGCGTTCCTTACTATTGGGACGCTACTACCGGAACAACCACTCGTGCGGTGAGCCTTTCTAGTAAATCTACAACTGAGGGTTATTTGGGTCAGTTTGTTCCTACCCAGACTAACCAGATTGTAGCTTCAGCTATTCAGCGGTTTGTTATTTGTTTTGGCTCAAACAGCTATGACCCAGGTAATGCAAACACGACCTTTGACCCAATGCTGGTGCGTTGGTCAGACCAAGAAAACCCTTATCAATGGGTTCCAGCAGCAACCAACCAAGCGGGAGAATTTAGATTAAGTAATGGTTCGTTTATCCTAGCTGCTAGAAACACCCGCCAAGAAATCTTAGTTTGGACGGATTCAGCAATCTATTCCATGCAATACCTTGGACCACCTTTTGTCTGGGGCTTTAACATTATCCAAGACAACGTTACTTTACTTGGACCAAATACTGTAATTACAGCAAACAACATTACATATTGGATGGGTAGCGATAAGTTTTATTTCTACGATGGCCGAGTGCAAACCTTGCCTTGCTCACTAAGGTCGTTTGTTTTTGGTCGCTTAAACAAAGCTCAAGCATGGCAGTGCCATACAGGCTACAACGAAGAGTTTAATGAAATCTGGTGGTTCTACCCATCTACTGGGTCAGACGTAATTGACAGCTATGTAATCTACAATATTATTGAGGGTAGCTGGTATTACGGCACTATGGGACGTACTGCATGGCTACACTCTGGATTACGTGAGTACCCCTTTGCTGCGGACTACAATGGTCGCCTTTTGTACCATGAAGCCTCTGTGGACGACGAAGCAGGTGCCACTCCACAGCCAATTGCGGCTTACATACAAACCTCTGACTTTGACATTGGTGACGGGCATAACTTTGGTTTTGTATGGCGTATTTTGCCTGACTTGACTTTTGCTGGGTCTACGGCAGCCAACCCACAAGTCACCTTGACAGTTAAACCTAGAGTTAATTCTGGAACTCCCTATGGCACGTCAAACAGCCCCACAGTGACCAGAACGGCTTCTTTCCCTGTGGAAGAGTATACCGGTCAGGTATATACCCGTATTCGTGGCCGCCAAATGGCATTTAGGATTGACTCTACAGGACTTGGCGTGCAATGGCAGCTTGGTAGCCCTAGAATAGATATCAGACCCGATGGACGCAGATAATGGCTTCATCGCTTACTATTCGCCCGACCAAGGCTCCTAACTTAATTGTTGCAAGACCGGACTATAACCAACAGCAACAAGAACTTTTTAAAAACCAGCTACGAATTTATTTTAATGAGCTAGATAATGCAATAGGACAATTGGTGCAAGCTATGAGCGGAACAATTAATGACCCAACCTACGTAACCTTTCCTCCTACTAACGTAGACGCTTTTAATCGTTTAGTAGTAGCCCAGCCTTATACCCTGTTTGATAGTCAAAATCGCTACGCAATTGACAACCAGTTTGACACCAGCACCGCAACGGGCGGAAGCACTACCTACTTACCCAACGAATCAAGCGTTCAGCTAAGCACAACAACCTCCAGCGGTTCTGAGGTAGTTCGCCAATCCTATCGAGTCATGCCATACCAGCCTGGTAAAGGGCTTGGGCTACTAGCTACCTTTGTTATGAACGAGGGCAAAACGGGGCTACGTCAACGAGTAGGGTACTTTAATACCCAAAATGGGGTGTTTTTCCAGCAAAACGACGGCGTTTTGTCGTTTGTTTTACGTTCATATACCAGCGGTGCGCCTGTAGATACAGTAGTTACTCAAGCTAGTTGGAATGGCGACAGGCTAGATGGAACTGGACCTAGTGGTCGTATTATTGACGTAACCAAAACCCAGATTCTAGCAATGGACTTTGAGTGGCTAGGAGTAGGGGATGTGCGGTGCGGGTTCTTTGAAGACGGCAAATTTGTTATATGCCATACCTTCCATAACGACAATATACAGACTACGGTCTATATGACCACGGCTATCCTGCCTGTTCGCTATGAGATTAGAAATACGGCTGGCACGGCTTCAAGTTCCTCCATGAAACAGATTTGCTCTAGCGTGTACTCCTCTGGAGGCTATGAACAAGTTTCTATTGACCATGTGGCTAGGCGAACTACCATATTTAATAACATTACCACCGCAGCGACCTTCTTCCCCATAGTATCTATACGGCTGGCTTCAACGGCTCTAGGGGCGGTGGTCCTGCCTAACCGAGTACAATTTTTGCCAACAACTAATCAAAACTACGAAATAGCTTTATTAAAAAACCCCACCCTGACTGGGGCAACTTGGGCTGCTACTGTGCCAACGGATGCCAACGTAGAGTTTGACGTAGCAGCTACAGCTATATCTAATGTTGGAACTATTGTGCAAACCGACTATGTAACCGCTTCTGGAAGTGCGGGAATAAGCGCAACAAGTGTGGCAACAGGCTATAACTGGGACTTACAGCTAGGCGCTTCTTTAGCGGGGGTCAGTGATATATACACCCTAGGGGTCAGAACCGTCTCTGGAGCTACTAACGGAGATGGCGTAGGCTCTATTTCCTTCTATGATTTAACGCAATAAAATGATACCATTCTATACAAACCATTTACCGCTTATGGAGAGGCCCTGACCATGGCTCAAGAAGGCATTGCAACCCTACCCCAATCACCCGAAAACCAAGCTCCTGTTGGGCAAAAAATGCCTTTTTCAAGCGAGTTGGAAAACATTAAAGCTACCTTAGCAAAAGACAACCCTGAAGCAATTCCTGCCTATGAAGAAGGCATGCAAGCTGCGGTGCAGCAATTAGATTTACCGGTTGAAGATTTACAAGCTTTAATTGACGGACTTGAGTATCTCTTAGCTAATGAGCAAAACTACCCCCAAATAAGAGCGCAGTTAATCAGCTCTGGGACATTAGACGAAGAGGATTTGCCCCCACAATTTGACCGTGGTTACTTCACTACCATGCTGGTAATGGCGCAAGAAGCCATTAATCGTAAACAACAGTCTGGCATAAGCCAAATGCCTGAGCCCCAAGGCTTTCAAAAAGGTGGATTAGCAGGCGCAGCAGAGGCATTACGTCAAAAAGGCCGTGGTGGCGACACCATCCTAGCCCATATTAATCCCCAAGAAGCCCGTATGCTTAAGTCTATGGGCGGAGCAGGCACCATTAACCCTGCTACTGGGATCATGGAATTTAAGGGTGGCGGAGGTGGTGTTCTTGGCGGTATTGGCAAAGCAGTAGGCGGCGCTTTTAAAGCCGTTGGTAATGCTGTTAAATCAATTGCTTCTTCCCCAATTGGTAGGATTGTTGCTACAGTAGCTTTGACCGCTGCTCTCGGACCAGCAGGTTTGGGAATGTCTACCATGCTTGCAGCAGGTATTTCTGGTGCAGCAATATCCTTAGCAGGTGGCTCGAACTTAAAACAAGCTCTGATTAGCGGGGTAACTTCTGGAGCTATGGCAGGGCTTGCCCCGCAAATCTCCAACATGTTACCTGGAACAGGTGGTTATTTAAATGCCGCTGCTACTGGTGCCATTATGGGTGCTGGCTACGGGGCAGCAACTGGTCAAAACATTGGTCAAGCTGCTTTGACAGGTGGTGTATTAGCGGGTGGAATGAGCGCTTTTGGCGGAGCAAACGCCACGGGCCCCGGATCAGGGACAGGTTTATTCTCTTCCCAGCCTTCAACAGAAGCTCCTATTGTAGACAAAAGCACTGTCTTGCCTGGACCATCAGACGGGATTTCTACTTTGCCTACAGGGAACACTAATTTAACTGCTCCTACGGATACAGTAGGTAGTTATGGCCCTGACACAGGGTTCCCACCTTCTTCAAGTGCAGCAGGAGGATATGGCCCTGATACCGGGTTTCCACCTCAAACAAGAGGCTCAGAGTTAATTCCAGGAAATGTAAACACAGAAGTAACCTACACCGATAAAAGACTTCCTTTACCAAACGCAAGAGATGTGGAGTCTCAAGCGGGTGGTTTTTATGGTGGTAGGGCCCCTACTGCAGAAGAATACATGGTTACCCAACAAGGTATGCCACGATCTGTGCCTCAATCTGACAGCACAGGAATTGGTGGTTTTTACGACAAAGCCAAAGATTACTTATTTAGTAGCGATCCAAAAAATCCAGGATTTTTTTACAACAGTAAAGGGGACATTAGCATTCCTGCTGTTACTGGAACCGTGCTTGCGGGTGGTGCGTTAATGGGTGGATTTACCCCAACCCAACCCGCTCCCCCTGGAATAGTAGACCGCAGCGTTACAGGCGAAACATTAGTAGACCGTGATCCTTCTCGCTATATCGTAGGCAATATACCAAACTTTAATACTGGTCAGCCAAACATGCCCCCGGTAACTTACACAGCAGCACCTCAGTACGGGCGCTCTGCTGTTCCTACCTACACGCCTCCAGCAGGAACAACAACCGCAACCAACTATCAGCCCATTCAACAGCCATACAATAACCCGTATAATTATTCCTTTATGCCTAGGGTGTATGCAGCTAAAGGCGGAATAACCAATGTTTACCCAAGAAAAACAGGAAAGATAGATGGCCCTGGAACAGGTACTTCGGACTCAATTCCAGCGATGTTGTCTGATGGCGAATTTGTATTGACTGCGAAAGCTGTTAAAGGCGCAGGTAAAGGAAGTCGCAGAGAAGGTGCAAAAAAACTATATCGTATGATGCACGCACTAGAAAAGAAAGCAGGAGGTAGAGTCTAATGCCTGAAATTACCGAACAAATAGTCCGGGAAGCCCCCGAAATAGAAGCCTATAAAATAGGTCTTTTGCGTTCTGCAAAAGGCTTATCTGACACGGCTGTTAATTTACCAGGGTACAACATTGCTGGATTTAACCCAGATCAAATTAGAGCTTTTGAACAGGCACGCTCAGGTATTGGTGCGTATCAACCTTACTTATATGGTGGCACACAAGCCTTAGAAAGAGGTATTGCTACTACTGGTGAAGCCGCTGATGTATTGCGTGGCGCAGATACTCGTAATCAATTCCAAGCAGCGCAGGCTGCACAAAATGCTGCTGTTCAAGGAACCATGGGCGCTGGCCGACAGCTTGGTCAGCAAGACATTCAGCAGTACATGAACCCTTACTCTAACTTAGTTTTGCAACAACAGTTAGGGGAAATGAATCGTCAAGCAGCTATGCAGCAGCAGGCTCTGCAAGGGCAAGCCGTTCGAGCAGGTGCGTTTGGTGGATCACGGGAAGGTATTCAACGTGCTGAGCTAGGTCGCAACTTAATGCAGACACAAAACCAAGCGATTGCTCAATCTTTACAACAAGGCTATGGCCAAGCGTTAGGTACTGCTCAACAACAGCAACAAGCACAACTAGCCGCTGCTGGACAGTTAGGTAATCAAGCCCAAGGAATTGGTGCGTTGGCTGGTCAGCAATATGGAATTGGTCAAAACATGGCTCAGTCCCTTTCTGGAATGGGTGCTCAGCTTGGCAACCTTGGCGTTCAACAAGGCGCTCTTGGACAATCTGCTCAACAGCTTGGACAGCAAGACGTTAACTTCTTGTACAACATTGGCCAACAACAGCAGGCTCTTACCCAGCAACAAAACGATGCGCAACGCAATGCGGCATTGCAGCAAGCGTACGAGCCTTATCAGCGTTTGGCATTCTTGTCAGATATTTACAAAGGTGCACCATCGTCTCAGCAGTCTATTTCAGCCGCTACTGCACCTACTCCAAGCGCATTCCAGCAAGCCGTTGGAACAGGTATCGCTGGTCTAGCAGCAGGCACAGCCGCTAAAAAAGCAGGATTATTCTAAGGAGAAGGTATGGATTCGAAGGTATTTGAACGGGCGATGTTTAAAGCGGAAAGCAAGCCTCGCAAAGCCGATTCTGGAATTATGCAAGGGTTTGATGACGAAGAGCCAAAAGATATTGAAGAGAATGACGACGAGATGATGGAAGAAGTATCCCGTCGTTCACCTAGCTCTCCTGAAATCCTAATGAATAATTTACGGGGCGACATGCGCTCGGTTGACGCTCGCTATCAAGAATTAGCTGAGATGGTAGGCGAAGATGTTGCAATGGAAACGCCTCCTGAAGTGTTGGCGATGTTGCAGTCTCAGTTTACAGCGCAACAAGCTCCTCCTGGAATTAGTGGCTTACCTGCTGGTGGAGCGCCTATGGCCCCACCTCCTCCCCCACAAATGGGCGGTGGTATGCCTCCTGCTCCTCCCCAAATGCCACAAGGACCAATGCCCACGGACCAAGGGCCAGCACCACAAGGATTTGCTTATGGTGGCATGGTAGATAGCGCCCCTGGTTATGGCCCAATGAGCATGATGGCTCCTCCAATGTACCAAGGTGCAATGGCACCACAAGGGTACGCAAAAGGGGGTATTGCAAGCCTACCTCAGTCGGGTGCTAACTATAACCAAGGTGTCAGCTACTCAGGACAACTAGAGCCAGGCGCTAATTACATTCAAGGCGCTGGTCGCAACGGCGATACGATGGTTGCGCACATGACTCCTCAACAACACCAAGTTCTTTCGATGATGGGAGGGGGCTCGACCACCAACCCAAAAACAGGTCTGCCTGAGCATTACATGGGTGCAGGAATGGCTACAAACTTAATGCAGCGCATTCAGCCCTACGCTCAGGCAGCAAACCAAATGATTGGCAGCCGGATGGCACCTGTATTAACGCCACCTAGCATTCAACAAAGTCGTACTACACTAGGCACGTTTGGTCCGAAAACAGTAGAGGGAATGGAGCTAACCTATCCTACGCTCACGCAACGGATTGGCATGGCAACAGAGCCTGTACGTAACTACATTGCTAATATGCCTGCCTCACAAAAGGCAATCGGTGCGTTATCTACTATCCCAGGAGGCGCAGCAGTAATGAACGCCATGGGCGGTGGAGAGCGTGTAGAGAATATGCCTGCTACTGATGTGCCTGCTGTTATTGGCACAGATGCGGCGGGTAATCGTGTTTACTCAGCTCCTCCAAAAGCAGAAGTTCCTAAAGAGCCCGTAGCAGAAGACAAGGCAGCGCCAAGCAAGGTAGTGGCAGACACAACCCCTTCTGCTGCACCAAAGACAGTAGAAGAGCTTATTACTAAGCAAACAAAAGGTGAAAAAACAAATCGCCTAGAAGATTATATGAAAGAAAACCTGCCTATATTTGAGAAGTATATGGGCGGTGACAAAGAGTCCTCGCAAATCCAGGCGTTGTTATTGCTGGCAGATGCTGGTCTTGAGTATGCTACCAAACCTGCTCGTACAGGCATGATGGCCTTGGCTAACGCATTCAAACGTATGCCTGCTGGCCTTAGCCAGTTGGCTGCACAAGAACAAGCCCGTAAAACACAGATTCGTGGTGCTGCCCTTACCTCTGGCTTGCAGACTATTGCTGCGGAAGACAAGGCTACTGCTGCAATCCAACGAGAAATTTTAAAGAAAGCAGTCAGCGCTGGGGAAGTAATTCCTACAGATCGTGGCGCAGGATTAACTTCTTATGTAGACAAACAAGGTCAACCAAAAGGCATGCAGATTGACCCACAGATTACCAATAGCTTTTTGAACAGCCGTTTTACGCCGCAAGTTCAAAAAGATAAAGAAGGTAATTTGGTTGGGTTTGATACTCCGTATGCTCGTGTAAGCCCTGCAGCACAAACCCTTAACTTAGACAAAACTACCCGTGAACGTTTGGCAAACGAAGTATCTCGTCAAGAGTCTGCGTTGGCTGCGATGGATGATGCAATTAAAGAATACTCAGGCGCATTTGGTCCTAAAGCATTTTTCTCTAATTTGAAGAACAACATCTTGGTTCCTGTATCTCCACTAGACCCTAATGTCATGACTGAGCAACAACGTACCAAGATTAATATGGCTATCAATAATGCGACCAAGGCGATTGCAAGGACAGGCGACACAGGAAATATTGCTGTAGCTGAACAAAACGCAGCCGCTTCAATTTTAGGTGACAAGCCAGGTACATTCTTCTCTGATTCTCAGAGCGCCTTGAAACGCATGATGACTGTGCGTACATCGTTGGCTAACCAGCGTTTGAATACTGCAGCTCAATTAGGCTGGATTAACCAAGATGTTCAGTTAGAGGTGCCAAACCTTGGCACACCTGCTGATCCTATCCCACAAGAAAAGCTAACCTATTTGAAATCGCTCAAACAAGTTAACCCAAATGCTCAGGTTTACATTAACATTAACGGTAAATCCACTCCTGTTTTGTTGTCGACATTGAAGGACTAGCATGGCTCAAATTACCACACCAGATGGTCAAGTGATTGACCTAGACACTGGCACAGTTGTTGGAAGAACCGAAGCCCCTGTACCTAAGTCAAAGTTTGAGATACCAGGAAATCCTTATGACTTAGCTAAGCAAGCCAGCTATGGCTTTAATGCTGCCCTGTTTTCCCTTCCAGATGCTGCTGTTCGCCAGATTGGCAAAGCATTAGGGTACGATGAAAAAAATGTACAGACCTTAACTAAGATTTTTAATAAAGGCGATACAGGCCCAAAGAACTCTGAAGAGCGATATGCTCGTGCTATTGCAGAGGGTATTGGTGCAAACCTACCTATTACAGGTATTTTAGGGTTTGCTGCTGCAAGCCAAAAGTTAGCTGCCCCACTTGCTGCCGATGCTGGAGTGTTAAAACGGGTTGCAAAAGAGACCCTAGACTTTATTCGTAAAAACCCAAAGGCAGCCCTAGCGGCAGACGTTACTTCTGGTGGTGCGTTTGGTCTTGCCCAGCAGTACACAAAAGAAGAAGAGATGGGTCCCTTGGCTCAAGAGCTAGTCCCTCTTGGCGCAGCTATTGTTGCACCAATCGGAGGAGCTGCCGCAGCTAAAGTTGCTTCTACTGTTAGCCCTAGTGGTATTGCTGCTCGGTATTTAAAACAAGTAGTAAGCCCTTCTGAGCAAAAACTAAGTGAAGTTGGAAAAGAAATTGCTGGAGAGTATGGTCCATTTACCCGACCAATTGCTAACCTGCTAGTTCCCCGTGCAGAAAAAGCCGTGGGCAAAGCTCTAAGCAAAGGGGAAGTCCAAGAAACACTCAGAAAAGCAGAACAACTAATCACGGACCTCGGAGCACAAGGCGTTAGATTAAACACCGCCGAGCGTACCATGTTGCCTCAGTTCTTGATTGAACAGGGCAACCTAGTAAAAAATATGGCCCCAGAGCAGCTACAAAAAGAGCTTGCCCGTCGTGCCAGCAACCTAGCTGAGTTTGATAACATCATTGAGCGCTTCTCTCCTAAAGCAAACATGCCTATTGAAGAAGCAATTCTTAAAGTAAAAACAGATTCGGAAGAGTTGCAAAACGGTTTAATACAAAAAATCTCGCAAGAGAAAGCGGTTGAAGCAGATCGGGTTGCTAATCGCTACTCTTCTATTGATAAGAACTTAGTAGGAAATGAGCTGCGTAATACTATTTTAAGCAGCGGGGAAAGCACCTTTTTTAATTTAAGAAATGTAGCTGACCGCATGGGATTACGCCGTAACTTTACGGATGAGGACGGCGTGCCTCTTCCCACTCGTGACAACGATGGCAAGTCTTTATTCCCCTCATTTAACATTGAAAAAGACATTAATGCTATTACTGCAAAATACAATGTTCTAACAGGACCTATTAAAGAATACAGTCCTTACTTGGCAAACATACTGGCACGTTACAAAACTAGGCAACAAGCCAAAGGCACAGATGCGTTTGAAAATGCGTTAGTAAAAGAAATTGCAGAAATTCTTGCTAAAAAGAGGCGGCCTGAAAGTCCCCCCGGGCCTATGGCACCTTATCTGGCGCCGTCTGAACTTGCAAAAGATGCAATAGACGCTGATCTAAAGTTTGTGCAAATGCAAGAAGGCAACGCTAAATTTATTGTTGACTCTTTAATGCGTCCGGCTGCTGGAACTAAAAAACGCCCTGGCTTAGCGGATTTAGAACCAAGCCAACAAACTACTTTATTAGCCCGTTCTTTTGACATTGACCCCGCAGAGCTAAAAGCGGCGCAAGACCGTGCTATGGCGTCCGCTAAAAAAGTAGGCCAAGTTGATATTAACTTCCCCGAAGCAATTGAATTAATGCAAGCGGCCACCCAATCACGGAACCTAGCCGTTCAGCGTTTTACCGATGCTCAGTTTGCGGGGCGTGGGAGACAAGCTGCACAAAAAGATTTAGACAAAATTAATGCTGTCTACAAAGACGTAGAAAAAATGTTGTTTAATGCTGTGCCTAAAATGGGTAAAGAATACACAGACTTTAAGCAAGTCTATAACGACATATATGGCGGTGCATATGAGCGTTATTTACCTATTCTTCTTGGTGCAAAACGGCCTACAGGAGAGTTTTTAACCCCCAATGAAGCTGTAGTTAACGAAGCATTTAAAAACGCTGCAAATCTTAAAGACATGAATATCCTAGTGTCAGACACCCAACAGGGAAGAGACCTCATGGCTCGTGCCTCAATGGATTGGCTGCGTAGCAAAAACATTTTGGATAAAGACGGGTTAGTTGATCCCAACAAACTGCAAGCTGTAATAAATAGTAATAAAGCGATTATTAACGCTATGCCTGATGTAGTTCGCCAAAACATTACTGACGACTTAGAAATAGGCAAAGCGGTGTCTGCTCGTATTGGACAGCTAGAGGCTCGTAAAAACGCAGCAATAGACGATGAGTTAAACAAACTAATTGCTAGAAGCACAAGAGAAGGTGCTGACCCCAGCGAGCTGATTACCCGTGCCTTGCGTGACCCAGCAGATATGCGTTTGTTGGTTAAATCGCTAGAAGGCTCTCCAGAGCGTTTAGAGGCATTACGCCGTGCCGTATACAAAGAAGCTGCTGACCCTAACGGCAAAGTAATGATTTCGCAGTTCTTGGACCAAGCTAACCCGAAGTCGCTGTCGTTTTTATTTAGCGAAGAGCAACTTGGAAACCTACGCAAGATTGGTGAGCTAGAAAGATTAATTAAATCCTCTCCTGATGTTGCAAACATTCCTTCGCCGTTTGAATCAACTAGCGAAAGACTTGCTAAGACAGTTGGCACGAGCCTCCCTGGCTTAACCAGCTTGGGTCGTTCTGTTATGGAAGGCCGTACAGGCGTTACTTGGCCTACAGCCTACGTTCTTACACGCTTCGTAGGTCGTCAAGAGTATGGCATTCTTGATCGTGTGATGCAGCGTGCGGTTGAAGATGCGGACTTTGCAAAAGCGTTGGTACAACAAGCCCAAGACAAGACTGCAGAAGGCTTTGGCAAGCGGATGCAGAACTTCTTTAACAAGAGTGGTGTGTATATTCCTGAAGTGGTATATAACGCTCCTCGTCGTGCAGTAATGACAGAGACCGCTCAAGCATTACAAGAAGAGCCTATGGTAGAGCAGCAACCAGCTATGCCTCCACAGATTACACCTGCACCACCAGCTATGCCACAGCAAGTCACACCTGCTCCGGTCCAGCCAAGCAACGCTCAACAGCAAATGCAGAAGTTTAATCAACGCTTCCCAGCGCCTCCTACTAAAGGCATACCAGAGCTAAAGCCTGCGTTCCCGACCACTCCTCCAGCCCCTAGTGGGAATGCTGCGGCGATGTACCAATCCTTGTTCCCACGGGATACAATCGGTCAGGCTATCCAAGTAAATAAACAACCGCCTCCACCGCAACAATGAAAAAGCTTCCGAAATTTCCTGTTTATGACCGGGGGCAAGGCAACGTATTTGATTGGATAATGGTTACTGCTCAGACTGTCCGTGAAGAGCGTAGAACGCTTCGAGACGAGCAAACCACGCCTGTTTATACTGCGTCCACTCGCGGCCAACCGACACAAACTCTTGTACCTGCCCATCCTGGGATGCCATCAGCACAACCCCCTGTTCAATCTCCGTACCATGAACTGC